GGCGAGGTCATCGAGCTTGAGCTTGCGCGCAAAGCCTGCGAGCGTCCCGGTGGGGTAGCCCTTGGTGATGCGAGTCTTGAGGTCATCAAGGCTCATGACGTGCGCGCTGCGGCTGCACAGGTAGGCGGCGTGTGCCGAGGAGACGGACGCGATCTTGAAGGCGTCCCAGTAGACACCGTCCTCATCCTTGAAGCCGTCGCGGACGGCGATGATCTTGTGGCTCATGATGCGGCTCCTTGTGGAGAGAGGGGAGGGGGGATGCACAGGCGCGGTGCGCACCGCGCCTGTGCGGTCGATCATGGGTCAGTAGGAGCCGCCCGTGATGACGTTGGTGAAGCGCACGCCGAGCGAGGCTGACGGGCGCAGGATGTCGTTGTAGCGCTCATACTGGAGCAGCGTGGCGCGCTTGCGGACCACGCGCTCCTGCTCCACCTTGTTCTGGATCGGCGCGCCAGCAGGCTCGACGAGGATCAGGTCGCGCTTGTAGCCGAGCCACGCGTTGATCTCGAACAGGCGGCTCACCACGGGCGTCTGGCCGAGCGAGTTGGTGTTGTAGAGCTTGTCGAGGATGTGGATGAAGCGGATGTTGGGGATCTTGCGGCGCAGGTACGCCTCAAGGCTGTTGTAGTCGAGCTGACCCGCCGAGAACATCGACGACTCCGCCTTGATGTCGGGCTGCGCCATCAGCGCCTCGGCGACGCGGCGCCCGATCACGAGCGTGTCGGCGTCGGGGGCGAACGTGCGCGACGCCTTGAGCAGATCCTCAAGCGGCGTGCCGTTGGTCTTGTCGTCCCACTCGCCAGCGCCATCCGAGTTGCAGTTGAACGTGCCGTTGAGCGAGCCGGACGTGAGGGCCGTAGCCAGCGCGAAGTCCGTCTTGAAGTTCGCGACGGCGCGGCAGATGCCGAGGTGCAGGGCGATGGCATCCTGCCCGAGCGCGCCCATGTCGTTGACCTCCTCGTCAGAGATGTGCGAGGAGCCGACGCGGGCGAGGCAGTTGTAGGCCGCCGTGGTCATCGAGCCGCCGTGGTCCGCGACCTCGGCGAAGGGACCCACACCGACATCCTCGGCGCGGGCGAGCGTGGTGATGGACTGGAGCACGGGGATGCTGCCAGACAGCGTGCTGCGGTCGGTGCGCCGCGTGCAGATGGTGTCCGCCTGGGCAGGCTCGCTCGTGATGAGCTGCTGCATGATCTCGGCGACGAGGATGTTGGGGATAGAGCCGACGTTGACGCCCATCTGGGCCTCCTTTCAAAAGAAAAGCCCGATGGCGTCTGTGCGCGCATCGGGCTCTGATTGTGTTTTATGTGGGGATCAGGCAGCCCGGATGGGCCAGCGTGGGCGTGTGAGGGGGATCAGGCGTCGGCGGTCTGGCGATCGGCCAGCAGCTGCACGCGGATGACCTTGGAGACGCTCGCAGGCTCCAGAGCGCGGGCGACAGCCTTGTGGCCCGTGCCGCTCGCGTACTTGACGAGCTTGGCCGCGCCGCCCATGAGCAGGTCGCCCGCGACGACGGCGGTGCCGCTGCCGTCCACGAGCACCTGCGCGACGCCGTTGACCTGCACGCCCACGTTGGCGCCGCTGTCCGCCGAGGCGGTCGCGATGCCGAACAGGGTGTCGGTGTCGTCGGCGAAGTGGGCGACGGCGTTGGAGGAGATCTTGACGGGCGCGTACTGGTTGACCGCAGCGCTCGTCACCTTGTTGATGATGTAACCGTCCATGTCCTCTATCCTTTTGGTGAGGTGGGTTGTTTATGTCCCGTGGTGGGTTGTGTGTGAGTCGGGAGCGGTCAGCCCCAGACGGCGGCCTTTGCCTGCTTGTACTCGTCCTCGCTGACGCTGTGCCAATCCACGCCCTTGGTGGAGAGGTACTTGGTCAGCGGCAGGCCCGGCGTGACGTTCTCGCGCTTGGCCTGCTCGCAGAGCTGCTTGAGCGTGGGAGTGCCCGTCGCCGCGGCGCTGCCCTGCTGGCCCCGCTCCGGGGTGGTGGTGGGCGTGGGCGCCTGCTTGCCGCCTGCCGCCGCCGCCTCGGACAGCATCTTGAGGGTGTCGCGATAGACCCCCTCGTCTGCCTCGGAGAGCGCGACGAGCCGCTTGATCTTCGCCTCGTCTGCCTTGGGCAGCGCGGCGCGGATCTCGGTGCGAGCCTTGCTCTCGCGGAGCTGCTTCAGCTCCGCCTTGAGGGTGCGGACCTGCTCGGCCAGCGCCATCTCCTCGGGCTTCTCCTCGTCGGCCATCGCCGCGGGCTCCTCATCCTTGCCAGCGCCCATCAGCTCCATCAGGCGCTGGAGCAGCGAGCGCACCTCGCCCATGTCGCGCTTGACGTCACCCATCTCATAGGGCGGCTCCGCCAGCTCCTGATCCATCGGCTCGCTCTCCTCGTCGCCCTCAGGCACGGGCACCACGATCAGCTCATCGTCCATTCTCTTGACCTCCTCTCTGCGCGCAAGCCCTTCGGACAGCGCGTAAAATGTACCCGCGACAGGTACTTGTTTCATATGTGGCACGCCGACAAACGAGAGCTCGCGCATCGCACGCGCCCACGTCTGCCCGGTGCTGTCGGTCCAGCCCGTGTAAAACGAGGGCGACCAGTGCGGCAGGTGCCCCTCATCAAAGGCTTTCTCCCACCCGCCCGCGAACTCGACCACGGCGTCAATGCCCGCCTCGGTGGCGATGAGATCGAGCAGCAGCCCGTAGGAGATCCCCTCGTCGGTGTGCTTGCGCCAGATGGGGACATAGTACCCATCCGCCGCCCGCGCCGCGAGGTAGGCCTTGTGGTCCTCGTAGAACTGACCATCGACGAGGAAGTCACCGTCCTCGTGAGCGACAGGCCCCCAGGTGAAGATCTGGAAGCGGCGGCGGCTCGCCTCGCCAAGCTTGTGCAGGGTCATGTCTCCACCTTGAGCACGTCCGCGATGCCGGCTGGCACGCGGTAGATCCAGACACAGCGACACCGCTCCCCGCCCTTGCAGCGGTTCGGCGGTGAGAGGTCGCGGTAGCGCTTGCTGCCCACGAGCACCTGCACCCCATCGAGCGCGGCGCAGGTCTCACAGGTCGCGGGGTCCAGCACCGCCGAGCGCTCCGCGATGAAGCGGGGCGTCTGCTCGGTGCGCTTCTTGAACGCCTCAAGCACGGACTGGATCATGCGATCGCGACCAGCGTTGAAGGCGCCAGAGACGGCGCGTGAGGCGATGAGCGTGAGCGTCGCCGTCGCGAGGATGGGGACCGCGAGGCGTGAGGAGCCTCGCTCCCGCTCGACCTGTGCAGACGACATGAGCCCGATCGTGCGGCTCGTCATCTCGTCTGCCACGTTGGCGGCGAGCAGCGAGAGCTCTGGCGTGACCTCGAAGGGGATACCAAGCTCCACGCCGAGCTGCTTACCGAGCTGCACACCAGCGCGCTCGCCCACCTGCTCGATCACGAGCTGCACTGCCTCAAGGTAGCGCGGCTGGTACTCACGCCGGATCTGGTCACGGTCTGCGAGGAGATCGGCGGCGTCGGTGTTGTCGCGGATCAGCTCACGCCACCGCTGCTGCTGGGCGCGCTGGATCTGCCCAAACGCCTTCGCAAGCTCTGCCTCGGCGGCATCCATCAGGGCGGCGGCGGCGGGCGGCCAGTCGCTCTCCGCGAGCTGCACAAGCTCACCCTGCGCGAGCGCGTCGGCGAGCTCGTCACGCTCGCGATCGAGGCGCTCAACGATCTGCTTGGCCCAACGCCAGCCCTCATCACCACCCCAGCCGTGCCACGCCTGCCACCCCTTGCCCTGCTCGTCCCACGTCTCGCCCTGCTTGTCGCTCTCGTGGCGATCAAAGTAGGCGACCATCCGGCGCAGCGTGTCCTCGCTCACGGGGCGGCCGTTGGAGAGGTCGCGGGCGCGGGCGATCCCCACGGGGGTCATGCCGCGCTCGCTCTCCACCTTATCCTCACGCACCGCGAGGGCGCGGGCTGCGTTATCCTGCACACCCTTGGGCGGCGTGTAGCTCTCGGCGAGCGCGGTCAGCGCATCGCCACACCCACAGCCAGCGCCATGCTCGGCGTTGAGCGTGGGCGCATCAGCCGCCGCCGCCGCCTGCCGCTGGTCATCTTGAGGATCAAAGGCATCCCCTGCCTCAAACGTGTCAGCCGGCAGACCCATGAGCTTCAGCCCGAGCTGCTGGGCAGCACGCGGCCAACTGCCAGCCTGCGACATAAAGGAGCCGAGATCGGCGAGCAGGCGCGAGGCGTCAGCGGCCCCGCCGACCTGCCACTTGATCTGCGGGTACTGCGGGAGCGTCCACCCACGAGAGCGCAGCAGGTCGCGGATGAGCCCGTTGAGCGAGCGCGTGATGACCTGCGCGTAATAGGGGGCGGAGCGCAGGAGCTGGTTGTCTTGCACCTCAGCGAGCGCGTAGGAGCCGTGGGCGCCCTGTCCGAGCAAGCTCCCCTGGTTGCTGAAGGCCAGCATGATCTGCTTGTCGCAATACTCCAGTTGGCCGAGCAGGTCCGGCATCGTGCCGGGAGGGCCAAGATAGGCAGCGTCAAGGCCAGGAGGCGCGGCGAGCGTGGGGGTCTCCAACGCGCGCATCGTCTCAAGGATCGCCATGAAGCCGTCCCACTGCTCCTGTGAGGGGTTAAAGCCCGGCAGATCCTTGAGCCCCGCGTCCACCTTGGCGAGCAGGACGGGCGACCCGAAGCGCTCCGCCGCCGCCGCCGCGATCGTGAGCAGCAGCTTCTTGTAGGTGATCAGCGTGTCGATGGGACGCGTCGGGGGGATGCCCTCGAAGTTGTTGCCCCGACCGCCGAGCGTGTTGAGCAGGACGCGGCGCGAGGTGAGCGTGTCACCCCATGCGGGCAGGACGTAGGTGGAGCCGGGCGAGCCCGTGGCAAAGCGCACGCCGACCAGCCGATCCTGACGTGCGGTCATCAACCACTGGTCCACCGTGGACGCCTCGCGGAAGGCGAGCCGTGAGGGGAGCCAGCCCTTGGAGGTCTGGCGCCACACCACCTCGAAGATCGAGAAGCCGAAGATGATCGCGGTCGCGGCGTGCTCGACGTAGTGGTCCCAGCCATCCTCCGTGTTGAGCAGCGCCGACCAGATCGTGTCGATCTCGCGCTCCAGCGCGCCGAGTTGGGCAGGGGTCATCCACTCCTGTGCGAGCTCCGGCATCTGAATGGTCCAGCTACCCGTCACGAGCAGCTGGCGAAGCGTCTGGAAGCACTGATACACGAGCGGCTCGCGCAGGTGCTCCTCATACACGCCGAGCGAGGAGGCGTGACCACGCGCCACAAAGGGCGACATGCGGTAGGAGGGGTCCACGCGCAGGATGCCGCCGTAGATCGGCGTGCCAGGCGTGCCGATCTCGACGTCGGGCGCGGGCATATCCGAGAGGTAGGGCTTGAGCGCCTCATCTTCCTCGGCGAGCTGCAGGAGCTTGGCGCTCGCGTGCTTGCCACCCGTCAGCGACTCGACCAGCTCACGCGGCTCCTTGTCGTCAGCGGCCCACTCCTCAAGGCGCACCACCTGCGGCTCAGGCGGCGCGGCGAAGGTGGAGGGCTTGAGCCCGTAGCGCTTGAGCACCGCGAGCATCGTCTTGTCGGCTGTCATCGCTACCTGATCGGTGAGGGGACGTGGCCCTTGCGGGCCGCGAAGGTGGGGAGCTGTGAGAAGTTCGGCTTGAGGATGCCGTGGAGGTACTCAAGCATCTGGGACAGGGTATCAACCTGATCGTCGTGCGAGGTGGCCGGGAACGCGAACACCTCACGCTCCCACTCGGCGAGCCACGGGGCGGACTCTGGCAGCAGCACACAGCCGGACTGCGTGATCGGCTGCACTGCCCGCGCCCTACTCTCCTTGTCGGTGAGCGGCTTGACCGGGATCATGCCTGCCACCTGCCGCCGTCTCATGGACAGGACCGTGATGCCGTCGGCTTTCTCCTCGATCAAGATCACCTTGGCGCGGCCCCACAGGGGGTCGGCTTGGCGCAGGTCGAACTGCCGCAAGCTCTCGTCAGGATCCCAGCGATCACGCACCACATCCACAAGGTAGACGGTGGCGGGGGCTGCGGAGGGCCGGAAGTAGAGGTTGCCGACGACATAGCTTGTCTCCTTGCCCTTGCCGCCGTGGCGAAAGTCCCAGCTCTGATACCAGGTACCGGGGGCTTGGATGGGCGCGACGTCAAAGCGTGGGAAGTGGGCAGCGCGGAACAGCCCGCCGCCTTGTGGGCGGGGGGTCTGCTGGTGCTGGCCCCCGTAGTTTGACAGGGGGTTGCGCTTGATCTCCTCGATCACAGCGCGTCCGAACTTGGCCTCAAAGAGCAGCTCACCCGCCTCCTGCCGCGGGTCATCGGGGCAGACGTGGGGGTGGGCCGGGTCATACTCGGTGGGGAGGCACACCACCTCGTAGCCCGCCGCGATACAATGGGCCGCGAGGTCATCCATATGCAGGCGCTGCATGATGAGCACGCGGGCGCCTGTCGCGAGGTCGTTCAAGCGCGAGGCCAGCACGCCGTCATAGATCGCCGTCACCTCGTGGAGGCGTCGGGCGACCTGCTCCGGGCTGCCGATCTGGAGCTCCTTGGCGTCATACGGGTCATCCAAGACCTGCTTGTCTGACCGCTTGCCCGTGACCTTGGCGCCGATCGAGAGACACTCGCGGAAGCCGCGGCGGGTGTTCTCGTAGTTGATCTTCTCATTCTGATCGCCCGCGAGCGTCCACGGCTCAAGGCCGCGCTCACTGCTCGTCAAGGCCAGCACGCGCTGATACCACTCGCTCTGGATCACCTCACGGCATCGGCGCGAGTCACGCGCTGCGAGGTCGGCGGAGTTGGCGAGGAAGAGGGTGCGCTCCTCGGGACGTGTCAGCCACTCCCACGCGGGCCAGAAGACCGCCACGAGCAGCGACTTCATATGGCCCGGCGGGATGTTGATGACCAGCCGCAGACACTCCTTGCGGGTGACTGCTTCGAGGCGCTGACAGATCAGGTCGATGTGCCAGTTCCACACGAGCGGCGTCCCCGGCTCCACGACGTGCCACGCGCAGCGCACAAAGTACGCGAGCGAGCGGCGCGCAAGCTCTGCCTCTGCCCGCTCACGCAAGCGGTGGGGCGGCTCGTGTAGGGTCAGGGTCTGTGTCACCACGCGTGCACCTCTACCCTGTGCAGAACGTGGCCCCCTTGACGCACCACGAGTCAGCCGCCGCCGCCTGCCATGCCCATTTTTTGAGGTGAGACAGGTTGGGCGGTGTAGTGAGCTTGGCTGTCTACGCTAGCCCTTGAGGATCGTGAGCGCCTCATGCCACGCCGAGGCGGAGGCTGCCTTGTCGGCGGCGCGGGCGAGGGCGGACTGCGCGAGGGCGTGATCGCGTGCCACCGCGTCGGCCATCCCCGGAGTCTCGCGGATGAGCTGGGCCATCTTGAGCAGGCGGCGGGCCTGGGGTGAGGGCACGCCCTGCGCAAAGCCAGCAGCGCGTGCTGCCTGCCGCACGCCCATCTTGCGCTCGATCACGTTCAGGACGAACCGCTTGCATGTGCTCACTTCACCACCTCCTTGCTCTTCGCGTCACGAAAGGTCTCATCGCCATACAGGATCATGCAGGTGCGCACTTGTGGAGCAGGGCTGTTGAGCTCGGCGCTGCGGCCCTCGCTCACGGTGAGGCGGCGCAGCTCGCGGGCATCAAGCGCGTCCTGCACGGCGCGATCCACGCTGCGGGTGATGCGGTCGGCGGTCGAGCGGGCGACGTCTGGCACCTTGCGCAGACTGACCTGCTCCACGCGCACCTGCCACCACACACGCCACATCCCCTCGCCTTCCTCCCACGTGAGCACCACAGCCCGCGCTGCCTCAAAGGCCCGCTCAAGGTCACGCAGCGCATCGAGCGCCTCGATCTGCCACATGCCCGCGTCAGGCCCGGCGTTCATCTGGACGCCAGCGAGCACGAGCTTGGAGTAGTCCTGTGCGCGGCAGGTGCCAGGTGCGCTCTCACGCAGCGCACCGTAAACGCTCGCCGCCTCGCGGGCCGTGGCGTACTCACGCACCACGTCATGCTCATCAGGGATCAGGTCACATGCGCTCACTGCTCACCTCCCGTCTTGGGCGCGACCGCCTTGACCAGCTCCAGCAGCGCAGCGTCAGACAGCTCGCCCATCCTGAGCGTCGTCGTCGTCTCGCCCGTCAGCTTGACCTCGTGCCTCTCAAGGAAGTCGCCTTGCATCTTGCCGAGCGTCTCGCACGCCTTGAGCCTGTCCTTGATCGGGATCGGCTCGCCATCGTCGCGGCTGTACGGATCCACCCCGCGCATGATCGCCGAGTAGAACTCCTGTCGCTCATCCCGGCTCGCCACCTCTGGCCGCTTGCTGACCCGTTCACGGATCGCCGCTTGAATGTTAGGTTTTGATAAGTTCTCGGTCGCGACGACGCGCAGCGTGCCATCGCTCCCCTTGTAGCCAGCGAGACGCGCCGCCTCGGTCGCGTTGCCTGCCGCCTCCCCCATGTACAGATCCACAAAGCGGCGCTGCTTCTCGCTTAATCGATCGCCCTTCTTCACCTCACCACCTCTCTCTTGCCGCCGCCTGCCGCCGCCCCGTGTGTCTACTCACTTCACCACCTCCGGCATCACCACCTGCTCCTCCCACCCCACCTCCAGCCGCACCACCTCGACCCTACACAGCGCCCCGCGCCCGGCGAGCTTGTAGACGTGCGCCGCCTTGACCTGCCTGTCGTCCGCGTAGGCGACCCCGTTGAGCCCGTCGAGGATCGCTTTGAGGTAGTTGTCCACGTCGCCTGTGAGCCCCACGCCACACAGCCACACGCGCACCTCACACGCACCATCCACCGGCCGCAGCCCCGCGAGGAGGGCGTACTGCCCCACGACCTTCTCCCAGTCCGCGACGTGCTTGGGGGTGAAGGTGCCGTGAGAGGTGACACGCGGGCGGGCCTTGGGGCGAGGCTTGCCGGGGACGTCGAAGACGATGGAGCTGGGGCAGGCGGTCATCCCTGCCCCCTCAGGCGGCGGCGGCGGGCGGCGCTCTTGGCGCGACGCTGCCCAACGGGCTTGGGTGGTGTGCGACGCGGACCCAGCCCGAGCGCCCAAAGCTCCTGCTCGCGCTGCTTGTCGAGGCGGGCGATGAGCTCATCGGCGCCACCCTCATCCAAGAGGGTGAGCGAGCCCACGGTGGTCAGCATACCTATCGCCAGCGAGGCGCGGGCATAGTCAGAACGCTTCATCGTGCGGCCCTCGCCTTCTCCCGCTGCCACGCCTTGATCGCCTTGAGCAGCGCCTCTTGCGCGGTGTAGCCGTGCGCCGTCGCCTCACGACACGACGCCCGGATCGCCTGCGGCTCAATGCTCACGCTGGATACACCATCAGCGCCGACCGTCACCCACACGCCGGGGATGGCGACACGGGGCGTCAACCCCGATCTTGACCACTTACTCATCGCACACCCTCCCCATCTTGCTCAAAAACGGACAGCGCGCCAGCTTGAGCCGCCGCCGCTTCCTCGCCCATCTCAACCCTGCGCACCTCTTGACGCAGATCCTCAAGCGCAGCACGAGCCGACTGCTCAAGCGCCTCAAGGATCATGAGCCCGAAGACATGCACATGGCTCGTCAGCGTCGTGGTGAGCCCACCAAGCAGGATGCCCATACACGCAGTGACGACAAAATCACGCTCATGCGCACCAAGGCTGACGAGCCACCCCACAGGCAACAGCGCAGCCACATGCACCACCACGCGCAGCGGCCAGATGAACACGCCGCGCCGCTCCAACACCACCAACCAGGCCCGCATCACACACCTCCCCACGACCGCACGCGCTTGAGCGCATAGGTCCGCTCCTCACCCCGGTCCATATCCCACGCGGTGAGCAGCGGCTGATGCTCCGGGTAGTACGCCGTCGTGCCGCTCCACAGGTGAGTCGTCGCCGCGTCGATGCGCACGGGGCGCACCTCCCCGCGGTGGTTCTCATAGACGAACTCGACGATGTTCGGGGCGGGCTCAAGCCCCGCTGCACAATGACTCATCACATCACCTCTCAAAAGCCTCGCGACGCACAGCTCTTGCCGCCGCCGCCTGCCCAACTATTATAACAGATTGACCAAATGAATCAACCAATCAACCTATTTTTTATCCACGATCCTGCACTTTTTTCGTGTGATCTCCACGCCCATAGACATCACACGCTCGATATAGGCACATCGTGTCCACAGTCTTGAAGCACGGTGGGCGTGGACACAATCAACATATCACCCAGACATCCCCGGTTGCCACGTCTCCACCTTGCCCGCCGCGACCTCCTCCTTGACGCCCTCGATCGCCGCGTCCTGCCGCTCCTGTATCCTCTGCCACTCCCGCGCCCGCTGGTCACGCGCACCTTGCAGGCCGCCGCCGCCAGCCGTCCTGTCTTTGAGGGTACACAGAACGCGGGCGCACACCTCACGCCCCTCCAAGAGATCGCTCACCACGCCCTTGGTGCACTCCAAGAGGTCGCCCATCATCAGCAACGCCGTGCCATCCACCTGCTTGGCGTCGAAGCGCTGGGCGCGAAGCTCATCGCGCAGCGCGTCGTAGAGGGTGGTGGCAGCGTCGCGGTGGTCAGGAGCCTTGCAGCTGGTCATCTGCCACCTCCCTTGCTCTCCAAGTCCGCGATCCCCGCCCGGCAATCCTCCAGCTGCGCCACCAGGTATGCCTCGCGCTCGCGCAACAGCGTCAGGACGTATGCGCGGCGCAGCTCCTCACTCTCCCAGCGCCCGTCATGCTGCGTGAGCGCATCGCGCATGGCAGACACCGGGTCATCACCCATGCCACGCCCCACATCATCCACATCCAAAGCCCACTCGTTGTCGGGCCTGATGAGCGTGTCGGCGGTGTAGCCTCCCCGGTGATGGTCGCGCACGATGGCATGACGCAACCCGCCAAGCTCCCCGCACACGTCCAGACGCGTAGTGCTGCGCGCCTCGTACAGCGACCACACCACGTCCGGGAACGCCACACGCAGCGCCGCCGCTGCCTCCTCTGCCTGCCGCCTGTTCATGACGCACCTCCCATACCTGCGCGCAGGGCGTCACGCTCCGCCCGCGCCGCGTCACGCTCCGCCTGCATCTGGTCATACTCACCCTGCCGACGGGTCATCAGGTACACGGCCATGTCCCGAGCCTCGGTCACCTTATCCAACTCGCACCTGAGCGCCGCGATCTGCGCCTTGTAGTCGCGCTCCTCTTGGCGCGACTTGGCGATCTCGGCGGCACCAGCGGCGGCGGTTGCGATGAGCTCATCACGCTCCCGCTCCAGCTCCGCGCACCTGGCTTGCAGCTCACGCTCTACCACAAGCGCGTTGCGCAGCCCCGCCAGCGCGAGGTCAGCGCGCCGCAGCGCCTCGCGCACCTGCGCCACGCCCTCAAGCGAGGGCGGCATCTCCCAATCGTCGTGAGCGAGCCCGTCATCGGGCGCCTCCTCAGCGTCGGGCGCCTCATCCACCTCGCGGAACAGCGCGTCGAGGCTCGCCAGCGACGCATCCCGCCGCTCATCCTGCACACGCTTCAGCAGGTCATCCGGCGCCCTGCTCAAGAGCCGCACCTTGAGCGCGCTCCGCAGCCTCAGCTCACAGCCCGCGCCCTGCGTCCACGCCTCAAGGTGGATCGTTCGCACCTCACCGCCACCCCATATGCGCACCACGCCGAACGTGCCGACGCCGGGCAGCTCGAACACGTCACCCTCGCGCAGATCCGCGACCTCGATCATCCTCTCGTCCATCATCACCCTCTCTCCAGCGGCACACGGCGCGCATCTCTTGCCGCCGCCTGCCGCCCTCATGTCTTTGTTATTGGATCAGGCCCGCGCCCCTGCCCCGTCTGTCGGCCACAGCTCACACGCCAGCGCATACAGCGCGTCGAGGTGGTCGTGCGTCTCCGCGTAGTCAAGCACCGTCTGCCCCGCGTTCTTGGCCCGCGTCTTGAGATCCACGCCTGCCCGGTGTTCATACTGGCTGTACAGGTGGACCCACGCAGCGTGGTGGTGGTCGCGCCCGTTGCCAGCGTCCACCCCGACGCGGGCGAGCTGGGCGACGAGCGCCTTGCGGGTGGTGAGCGCCGGAGCATCCACCGTGGGCTCAGGCAGGCCCGCGCCCTTGAGCCGCGCAAGCATCCGCTCGCTCTCCTCGCGACGGATCGCCTCTGCCCGCTGGAGCGCCGCGACGTCGTGCTGAAGCTGGATGATCTTCGCCTCATGCTCGAGCGCGGCCTGCAAGGCAACCATCGTGGGCGAGAGGGCAGGGGTGGGGGCGGGCGGCTGCACATCGGCGAGCCGCTGGTGCGCGTCGGCGTCGCCAGCGATGAGCCGCTGGAGCTCGTCATGGTGGTCAAGGATCTGATCAAGGATGCGCTCACCCACAGCGGTCCGCACGCGAGCGCAGAAGCGCTGCGCCTCGCGCAAGCCCATCAGATGATCCTCCTGTGGCCGCCCACCCTGCGCGGAGGTTCCCCCGCGAACGCGGGAGAACTGGACCCCTGCGCGCGTGAGCGCATCAACACCGTGATCCAAGCGCGAGAACAGGCCCGCCGCAACGAGCGCCCGCAGCGACACCCCGCGCTTGCCGTCCACCTCCACCACAAAGCTCTCCCATGAGATCGTGGTGTAGGTGTCAGGCGAGGGGGCAGCGGCGGCGGCAGGCTCAGGGCGAGGCGCGGGCGTCATGGGCGCGGCACCCTCAAGGGTGAGCTGCGCGGGCTGCTCGATCAGCGGCACAGGGCGCGAGCCCATCGCCTGCCAGCTGGTCGCCTTGCTGTGGGCGCGCTCGATCTGCGCCGCCAGCTCCGCATCCTTGATCTTCGCGATCTCCTCACGCACCGCGTCGAGTGTGCCGCCTGCCGCCGCCCACCCTTCGAGCTGCTCGATCTTGGGCACCACCTCATCGGGGATCGGCTGGCGGTCGCGCTCCCAGTCGCTCACCACCTGGCGGTTGGAGAGCCCCCACAGCGCAGACAGATCGTCCTGCTTGGCCTTCAAGGCGAGGCGGGCGGCGCGCAGGCGGTCGCGCATGGGGATGTGGGGGGCGTTGGGGCTTGTGTTGCACGTCGTCATGGTCTAATCCTTCGCCGTCATCTACGGCTCATTTGTGGGTTGGTGACGCCCCCACGCATTCGGGTTCCAATCGAGTGTGCGTGGGGTGCGTCTGGGGTCTTATCTGTCGTCTTCTGCTGTGGGATCCTCGAAGCGGTACTGCGCTCCGTGGAAGTTGAATTCGAGCGGCCCGATAGAGCCCGACCTGTTCTTGACGATGGCCGCCTTGATGGCCACCGGGCCACCCGCATCATGCCGCGCCGGAGCGCCCTCGGCACCTGTCTTCTTGTCCTTGTCCTCACCGCCATCCTCGCGCCACAGCACGAGCGCCACGTCTGCCGCCGCCTCGATGCCGCCTGAGCCCTTGAACGATCCCTGACCTGGGCTGCCCTCGGCGGCGCCGGAGCTGCGGTTGAGCTGGGCGAGCGCGATCACCACGCACCGCTGGCGCTGGGCGATCTCGTGCAAGCCCTGCGCGATGAGATCGAGCTGGTCGGCCTTGTTGGCGCTCGACTGCGCAGGCCGCACAAGCTGGAGATAATCGACCACCACGATCGCGGGAGGATGCCCGACGCTCGCGAGCCGCGCACACTCCGCCTCGACGTGGGCGAGCGTGAGCGAGGTGCGCTCATCCACCCAGATCCGCGCATCCCGGATCGCCTGCAAGCTGTCGATGATGCGCGACCACTGGCGGTCGCTCATCGACCGCGCCTTGATGATCGGCGCATCCACGCGGGAGTGGCAGGCGAGCATCCGCAGGGCCAGTTGGACGCGCATCATCTCCATACTGAAGAACAGGCTGTTGTGCCCCGCCATCGCGTTGTGCAGCGCCACCTGAAGCGCCCACGCCGTCTTGCCGCCGCCCGGCCTCGCGCCCACCACGATGAGCTGGCCCGCCTCAAAGCGCCCGCCGTCAAGCGCAGCGTTGAACGAGGGGAACGGTGTGTCCCAGCGCGGGCCAAGCTCTGCGCCGTGGTAGATGTGCGCGGTGAGCGCCTTCGTAAATTCTTCGGCATGGTGCGCCGTGTCGCTCCCATGCTGCGCGACGAGCAGGCCCGTGAGGCGCGTGGCGGTGCGGGCGCACCATGCGTCGTGATCCTCGCCGTCCAGATCCTCATACGCCGCGTCTGCGGTCGCGAGCGAGGCGCTGATGATGGCGCGGAGCTGGGCCTTGCGGGCCACGATCTGCGCGTAATAGGTGCTGTTCGCCGCGCTGGGCAGCTCCCTTGTGAGGGCGAGCAGCACGTTGGGGCCGCCGACTGCCTCAAGCAGCCCCTCGGCGTGGAGCTGGTCGGCGAGCGTGATGACGTCCACCACGTCGCCGCGCTCGTGCAACGCGTCGATGGCGCGCCAGATGTGGCGGTGCCCCTCGCGGTACATGTCGCCCGGCGCGACGATGGCGCGGAGCTGCTGGATCATGCGGTTGTCGACGAGCGCAGCGCCGATCATCGAGCGCTCCGCCTCATCGTTGTGGGGTGCGACGCGGATCGCGTCCTGATTGCGGCTCATCGGCGCACCTCCAGACGCCAGCGGCGCTCGAAGGTGATGACACCGGGCAAGCGCTTACGCTCATCCTGCCCGCCGATCGCTGCGAGCAAGCGGGTGGTGATGCGGTGGTCCCACCCGGCGACGCCGTAGAACGCGCCCGGCGACGTCGACTCGCCCGCCCACAACAGCAGGTCGATGAGGTGGTGGTTCGACGCGTAGACCGTCGGGCGCTCCGAGTGGCAGCGAGCGCTGATGAGCTTGAACACCTGCTCATGCCCCCAATCGGTCAGAGCCACAGCGCCGATCTCATCGAGGAACAGCCAGGGCGCCGACGTGAGCGCGCTCACATCCTCCCGCGCCCGCAGCATATCGAGCAGGTCTTGCATCGACACATACGCCACAGGCGACGTCGCCCGCGGCTCATCGGCGTACCGCTCGATCAGGCGCTGCGCCATCTCGGTCATCGCCTGCGTCTTGCCGGTGCCCGTGTGCCCCGTCAGGTACACCGCGCTCTGCCCCTCAAGCCAGCCGCCGCCGACCACGAACGCGGCGAGCAGGTCGGGCAGGTCCACGCGCCGCTTCACGCACAGCGGCCCGCCTTGCTGCCGCTCAAGCTCCTTGGTCCACGCCTTGATGCGCGCCGCCCGCTCATTCTTGCGCTGCGCCGCCCGCTCGCCCTCCACACACGGTGTGCAGATCGGCGGGGTGAACCAGCCTCCCATCTTCGTGTCCATCGGCGGCACGGCCTGCCCGCACCGCTCACACTTGCCGGGCTGGGGGCGCTCGCTCACCTCGCCCAAGAGCCCTGTCAGATCATCCATACGCTTCGATGTCATCTCGTCCTCCCTTGTAGTTCAGCGCTCAAGCGTCGCAGCCCATGCCGACGTCTCTGGCTCGTGTAAGAACGCGCTCCCATGGCGCTTGCCGCCCCGCACCGTGGCGCGGTGATGCTCCGGCGTCGGCGCCGTCTCGCTCGCCTGCCACCTCTCCCACGCCTTGCGGTCGGCGATCCACTCGATGAGCTTCCCCACGTTCCGCGCCTTGCCCGAATCGTCGCGGCCCTCCTGGCGGTCCAGCTCATCGGCGAGGTATGCCCTCACCTGCGCCTCATCGCCCTTCGCCCAGCGCTTCAGCGTCCGCGCCGCTGCCTTGACCTGTCCGCGCTTGACCTCGCCGGGCGTCTGCACGAGCCCCGCCACGCGCTCCTTGATCGTCGTCCCGAGCCACACCACCAGCTCCTCAGACGGCTCGTCCTGCGAGGCCGCTGTGGAGGTCTGAGCAGGCTCCCTGCTTGCCGCCGCCGCCTGCTTGGGCTGGTCATGGTCAAGATTCAAATCCTGACCCTTGGGGGCGGCGGCTGGCTGGCGTGCCTCATGCGTGCGCTCGCCCTCATGCGTGCGTGTGGCTGCCGCCTGCTCATTGGGAGTGTTTAATGAGGGTGTTCCCTGCGAGTGGTAGGGTGTCACGCTGACACAGGGGGGGTGTCCCTGTGACACAGGGGGGGTGTCAGCGTGACCTGACGGGGGTGTCAGCGCGACACTGGTGTCAGCCTGACGGGGGTGTCCCTGTGACACCCGTGCTTGACGAGCGGGGCGCTCCGGGATGGCGCTCTCCAGCTTGTCGGCGTCGCCAAACTCATAGAGGTTGGAGGTGCCGACGCACTGGATGCGCGTCACGATGGAGCGCTCCTCAAGCAGATCCAGCGCCCGCTGGACGGTGCGCCTGGACAGCTCAGTGTGCCAGACGAGGGAGTCGATGGAGGGGTAGCAGTTGGAACCGTCTTTGTGACCGGCGTAGAGTTCGACCAGAGCGAGAAGCACCAGCTTCGCATCGCCCTTGATCCTCAGCTTGAAAGCTAGTTTACGCCATCTGTCCACAAAGTAATTCTGCCCAGAGGTGGGGGAGGTCATGTTGATCCTTGGAGTGTCTTTGTCGCTCGGAGGAACCACCGGCGATGCCGGGTAGCGTAGGTTCAACCGCGAGAGTCAGTGTAGGGGGTTGGCCATGTTCTGTCAACGAATAGGTGTGTACTATTTTTGAACATGGCTCTCGTCGTTGATGAGCGGTAACAGTATGTAGTGATGGAGCTTGTGCCCCTGCGCGGTCCTGTCCCTATCTACAAGAAGCCACCCCGCTTGTTCCATGCGGGTGATGGCGCTGATCACGGTGCCGCGGCCGGAGTTGAGCATGTGCGCGAGCGTCGCCTGCGTCGGCCAACAGACGCCGCTGGTGTCTGCGAGCTGGCCCATGGCGAGCAAGAGGAGCTTGCTGGTCGCGTCAATTCGTGCACTGAACACTTGACGCGACCACTGGTCGAGACTAAACTCTCCCTCGTTGACCCTGGAGTGGTCAGAGAGCCCCGGACTGTAGCGGTCTTGGGGCTCTCGCCTTTCTTGGCCAAGAGAGTTTTCGGTCTCCCCACGATCAAAATGTTCGTTGTGCTTTGGTTCGTTGGCGGGTAAGTTCACCTCGTGTTTGGGTTCGTGATCGGACCTCGACGACAACCCCCCGCCTCCTTCCACAGATGCCGGGGGGTTGTTTTTTGCGCCCGCCGCCTGCTTTGGGATGGCAGGTTGTGTGGTAGGCTTCGGCATGGTAGCGGTCTCCTTGAACAGTTGTCTAGTGGTATCGGCGGACATCAGCATTTTTCATATCTCCACAAGCAGCCCGCGCCCGGCATCGAGCGCGCTGATAAGCTCCCCCAGATCTCCCACCCTCGACGGCACACCTCGCGGTGGGCGCCCCGCTCCCCACACAAGCCACACCTCCCCGCCCGGCCCGGTCGCCCACCACAGGAGGGCGAGCCCCTGCTTGACCAGCTCCGCCCACGTCCCCTCGCTGTGCAGCTCAAGCGGGATGATGACGGCGCCGCCTGCCACGATCTGCGAGGATCGGAGGAAGTCGGTCAGACCCACAGGCACGCGGTCCGGGCAGTAGAGGATCGCGATCTTGTCGTCTTCGCACTCGCGCAGCCAGCCCACCCCCACCACCCGCTTGCGCGAGGTGTACGCCGCGACGTGGCGCACAGCAGGTTCGGGAGGCGCGGGCGGTACGATCTGCGTCACGGTGAGCGCCTCACCTGGTTGGACGTGTCGGGGCTGGATCTCATCGGCGCGGCCCTCGGAGCGGCGCAGGACACGACCGGGCGCGGGATGCTGTGTGATCCCTTCGAGATCGGCGGCGGCGGTGGCGAGCGATACTGAACGGGTGTCGGGCTGCTCATTTTGAGCGGCGCCCTGATCGATCTGGCGCTTGTACTTGGCGACGGTCGCAGCGGCGACGCCTACCATCCTCGCCAGCGCCCGGTCAGACAGCTTGCGGTACTTGGGGAGTTTGAGCAGCGCGAGCAGGAAGCTCACCCGCTCGCTCGCCGTGAGCCCGAGCTTGTCCCCCACGTTCGCCGCGCCCGCGTGAGCGATGGCGTCGTCCCTGTCGCCGTCGTAGAGGTCGGCGCTGATCTTGACCTTGCCCGCCCGCTGATGCGCTGCGAAGCGGTGCCAGCCATCCACCAGGGCGAGCGTGTCGCCGAGCTGGTACAGCACGACGGGCGGCATCTCGACCCCCGACTCCAGCGCCGTCTGGATCGCCCTCACATGCGCATCCTTGAGCCCGTCGCGGGGCTGCAAGGTTTCATCACGGGTTATGTCATCGAGTGGCACCTCGACACCTGCCGCCGCCAGCTTGCCCTCGCTGAACGGGTTGGCCCGCGTCACAGGCTTGGCCCGCTCGATCAACCTCTCCACATAGTCCGCGGGCAGGGCGCGGGTGATGATGTTCTTGGCGCTCATGCCCACCTCGCTTTGAGCTCGACGGCGAGCGCTGCGTAGTCGGCGGCGGCCCGCGAGTCGGGGGCGTAGAGATGGGCGGGGAGGTGCGCGGCGGGCGCCTGCTTGAGCTTCACGTCCTCCCGGATCTGGGTGGCGCACACAAGCTCACCCCAATGGGCGCGGAGCTGGTCTGTGACCTCGCCTGTGATCTTCGTCCTCGCGTCTGCCCTCACCACCACCACCGCGCCCACATGCACGCCTTGCTCGATGCGCTGGACGCGCTTGATCGCCGCGTCCAGCTCCGTCACGCCGGGCAGGGCGAGCGCCGAGGGTTCGACCGGGACAAGCACGCGCCTCATCGCGACGAGAGCTTGCGTCGTGGCGAGCCCCAGCGCCGGGGGGCAGTCGCAGATGATCCAGTCATGGGAGGGGGCGGCGGCGGCGAGCGCGGCGCGCAGTATGGCCTCTGCCCCTGGCTCCCCACCCAGCGCCCGGTCAAGGCGGAACAGGCGGGCGTCGGCGGCGCACACGTCCAGCCTCTCAAGCGGGGTGGTCAGCACGGCCCCCAGCTCCGCCTCCCCGGCCAACACGTCGAAGGTGCCGCCGTCCTGAGCGGACGCGCCAAGCCACGCGCTCGCGCTCGCCTGCCCGTCAAGGTCGATGAGCAGCACGCGCTGGCCCGCCGCTGCGAGCGCGGCGGCGAGGTTGACCGCCGTGGTTGTCTTGCCGCTGCCGCCCTTCTGGGTGGCTATGGCGAGGGTGTGGGTCATCCCGCTGTCCCCGTCGCCTTGCTGGTCAGGAGCTGGGCGCCCGCGTACCACTCGCGCACACGGTCAAGGTCTGTGTTGAGCGCGGTGAGGGCTTTGGTGAAGGTCTCCGGCGAGCCCATGCCGTACCGCTCCATGTTCGTGTAGGTGGAGCGGGGGATGCCCGCTGCCTCTGCCACGTCCTTCTGCGACTTCCCCACGAACTCGCGCAGCCTCGTGACCGCCCGTGCCAGCTCCAGCTTGTCTTCTTGTGTCATCGTCTCCAGCCTTTGATCGCCCATCTTGACCTCCATGTGTCGGGCCATGCCACCACCACAAGCCCTGCCACATGAGCAGCGCGCTTGTAAATACGCCTAGCGCAATTCTTAGCAGGATGCTTAGACGCATGTTCAGTGTGGCCCGCACCAGCCCCGCATGAGCCGTCAGAGGCGCATGGGAGCTGATCGGCATGCGAGCGAGTGAGCCGCCGCCGCCTGCCTGCCCCTCAACGTGGTCACGATCTCTTTCCTGACCACAAAAGTTTTAGCAAAATGTTTAGCAAAATGCTTGACTGAGGGGAGGGGAGGCGCTATTATCATTCTCACGGTGGCGATGACGCACACCGCAACTACCTGACGGAGCGTGTGATGTACGAGTTTGATGCGGTTGACGGTGTGATCGATGAGGCGCTGGAGATGATGGCTGGTCGCCGCGGCTGGTCTGTCGGGTTCAATGCGGTGTGCGGCCACATCACGACGCACCACGCGAACGGCTCGGTCACGGCTGATGCAGCGATCCAGCCGGGTCTGTGGATCGCCCACACCACGGCGGGGCTGGACTACAGCAAGCGCGAGGTCCAGTGCGCAGAGTTGGCGGCGTTCATCCTCGGCGAGATGCGCCGGGTTGAGGACAGCGCCCCGCCCGCGCCGCCCGTCGCTGACTTCCCCTACTGACCAGACAGGGCGCACCGTGTGTCAGGCACGGTGCGCAGCGGGTTCAACTCCCGCACTGGTCCTGCCGCTGATGGCGGCGCACACAGACAAGACGACAAGATGAGGTGTGAGATGGCGAAGTGTCACGGGTTCGAGCGCAGCGCGCATGAGCGCAAGGTGGTTCAGGCTCTCCAGGTTGGGGACATCGTGAAGTTCAAGATGCCCGCGCCCGAGCAGTCGGCGGTTGAGGTGATGCGTCGCGGTGTCGCTGCGCAGCGGGAGCGGATCATCGAGGAGGCGTGTGAGCGGGCGGCGCTCAAGGCTGCGACGGGGGCGCTCGATACGCGCCCGGTGCCGATGGGGCTGCATGAGGAGTCGTTCGGGGAGCTGTTCATGGGCTGGTGCAAGAAGATTCTGGGGTGACAGGGCAGGCGGCGGCGGCAAGAGTTGAGCGACGGGCAGCACAAGGCGAGGATATGATGAGCGATTGTGAAGTGGTCGAGGTTGAGGTGGTCGAAGTGTTGAGCCGTCGCGAGGCGGGCGTACAGCAGGCGCTCGCCGATCTGCTGTGTCACCCGCACGGCTTGGAGGTGATGGCCGCCGACATCGACGCGCACCGGGCGGACGTGGCGCGCCTCGCCTCTCACGCGAGGCGCAACGCGACGCGCTGCGAGGCGCGGGGTGATGTCGAGGGCGCTGAGATCTGGGCGGATCGCGCCGAGGCTCACGAGCAGCACGCCCGCCAGCTTGCCGAGTATCGTCAGCAGATCATTGATCGGCATGGCCGCCGCCAGCCGCCCTTTGATGGTGGGTGCTGAATTTTAATCCAGTCCCCTATGGACACGCGATCATCCAGCCGCTAATGTCGATTCAGGAGGTGATGCTATGGCAAGCCTACTTCAAAGTTACCGTCACATTGGAATTAGAGAAGTGCCCCGTCGTGAGGCGCTGGCGTTGTGCGGCGCGCTTGAGGCGCACGGGGCGAGCTGTGCAGTGATGGGGTGGGGGCGCGTCGTGTTCTGCGAGGGGATGGATGGGGAAGTGGTGCGGGTGATGGTGCCGGATGATGCGGCGCAGGGCGCGGTGGTGCGCTGGGATGCTCCACAGGATGGCGGGCGGCGCGTCGAGCTGGATGTGCCGGAGGTGATGGCGCCCGCGCCTGTGGTGCGCGGGAGCAACGGTGGGCGGGCGGTGGCTGATGCGCTGCTCGCGAGGATCGGGGTGAGGGCGTGACGAAGATCGGAGGCGCCCTGCTGATAGCGGAGAGCGCGACGCAGCGGACGGCACATGAGGTGCTGATGCTGTGCGGGTCTGTGGCCCTCGCGCTCGTGGTGGTGATGGTCGTGGAGTATCTACAAGGAGAGACGAGATGAGCGAGTTCAAGGTAGGCGATAAGTGTAGGTTAAGCGATGCCATACTCAAGGGTTTGAAGATGGGGATGTTTGTAGGGCAGCGCTGGACGATCAAGGCGGTGAACGAGCAAGAGCGCGTCACCATCGAGATGGATAATGAGGATGTTGAGTTGTCGCTGGGGCCACTGCCGCCGAAGGCGATCAGCGCCTGGACTGAGGATGATGAGCGCGAACTTGAGGCGATGCCGCCCCTGTTTTGACCTGACCCCCCACCCCGACCAGCTCACAGACTGGCAGCGCGGCCCGCGACCGCGCCGGGGAGTGACCAGCGGCAGGCGCTACGAGGGCGCCAGGATCGGCAGAGGCCGGGCCGCTATGTACCGTGAGAGGAGATGAGGATGTGGATCGCGCAGTTGAACGGCTGGCCCGACGATGAGTGCGGGACCGTGAGCCCCACGGCTTGTGAGGCCGTGGCGAGCATGATCGAGTTGTATAATTGGGACCGCGCTTGGGACGTGGAAGATCGCGGCGCGCTCAAGTTGGAGGTCTACTTCTGCGACCAGGCGAAGCTGCCCCGCGTCGGCTACCGCGTCCCTGAAATGCTTGCGGAGCATTGGTGGGACAACGGCCCGGTGGGCTCAAGCGACCTCGCCATCAGCGACGCGCAGCGCAAGGATCTCGCGGAGCGCATCGATGCGCTGGTGAGCGAGTGGGCGGCGGAGACGGGCGTGGGGCCGGACTGGTACGAGCCGCGCAGCAAGGCAGCGCTGGTCGCAGAGCTGGAGTGGTGTCAGGAGGATCGCGACGGCGAGCTGCTGTGGCAGGTGCGGGTGAGCGATGAGGTGTGGGCGATGATCGAGGCGCTGGATGCGCCGCCTGTGCAGCTCGATGAGGTGGCAACATGAGCATCTGCGACGCCTGCAAGGGCTGCGGGGAGACCCGCGAGGTGCATGAGTTCTGGGGTGATGAGGTGGTGCGCCGCGAGGCTTGCGCGGCCTGCTACGGGACGGGCAGCACGCACAGCAAGGAGATCCGCGCCGCCTTGCTCCAGCTCCGCGAGCGGCACCCTCAGTGGGGGTGGGCGGTCAACAAGAACGGGGTGATCTGCGGGGAGCGCGAGGGCGTGGCGACCTGCTCAGTACACCAGGTCAGCGGCGGCGGCTGGCTGGCCACCGTCACCGTGTGGCCGCTGGAGGATGCCGAGGATGGGGAGTCCGTGTCGCAAGGGGTGGTGCGGGCTTTTGAAGAGGCAAGGCGGGCAGCGGGCGTGGAGGTGGTGAGATGAGCAAAGTTTACAGGTTCGGAGTGCTGTTTGCGGGCCTCGGCGGGCTGTCTCGCGGGTTCAAGGATGCGGGGCTTGAGCAGGCTTTCGCGGTGGACTTCGACGCCGCCGCCTGCCGCGACCACGAGACGATCTGCGGCGACGCCGCGACGGTGGCAGACCTCGCCACGATGACGCCGGATGAGCTGCGCGCCCTGTCGCCCGTGCGGCCTGACGTGCTGATCAGCTCGCCGCCGTGCGTCGCGTTCTCCGGCTGCCTGCCGCAAGCCCAGAGCGTGACGCCTGAGTACCAGGCGATCTCGTCGCTGGCGTTCCGGGGGATCTGGCTCGCGTTGGAAGCGTGGCAGGACAGCCCGCCGCCGCTCATTCTGATTGAGAACGTGCCCCGCATCCAGTCGCGGGGCAGGGAGTGGCTTGATGATCTGGCCGCCCTGTTCGCCTCCTACGGGTACGCGTGGAGGGAGACGACGCACGACTGCGGCGAGCTGGGCGGGCTCGCGCAGCACCGCCGCCGCTTCCTCGGCGTGGCGAGGCACCGCGCACAGGTGCCGGAGTTCCTCTATGAGCCGCCCATGCAGCGCGTGCGCGGGATCGGGGAGGTGCTGGAGGCGCTGCCCGTGCCGCTGCCTCACAGCGCCGAGGGCGGGGCGATGCACGCCTTGCCGCGCTTGAGCCTGCTCAACTGGATCCGGCTCGCCTTGATCCCCGCTGGCAAGGACTGGCGGGCGCTGCCTGAGAGCGTCGCCGTCGCGTGTGCGCCTCGCTCGGGTGTGTATGGGGTCAATGGGTGGCAGGCGGCTTGCGGGACCGTCGTGGGCGAGGCGCGCATCGACAATGGCATGTGGGCGATCTGCGACCCTCGCAGCGTGTGCAGCCGTCGTGAGGGTGCGCTGGGTGTGACGGGGTGGGCGAGCCCGACGCACGCTGTGATCGGCGCTGCCAGCATCCAGAACACGGCGCTCCAGGTTGCCGACCCTCGGCTTGCGACGCGCCGCGGGCGCCAGAATGGGGGCTACGGGGTGAACGGCTGGCAGGATCCAGCTCACGCGGTCATCGCTCATGCAAACGTGGACGTCAGCTGGGCGAGCTGCGCAGATCCGAGGGTGCCGCTTGTGGAGCTGGACGGCGCGGGGCCGCTGCCAGCACTGGAGGACAAGCGCCCGATCCACGCTGTCATCGAGGCGGAGGATGGGACATGGCACCGCCCGCTGACCGCGCTCGAGCTGTTCGCGCTGCAAGGCTTTGAGCCCTGTGGCGAGGATGGGCGCTGGATCAAGCTCGATGGCAACTCCAAGCAGGGCTGGATCAAGCGGATCGGCAATGCGGTGCCGCCGCCCGCCGCCCGCGCTATCGGGGCGAGCTGTCTGCGCACCCTGATAGCCTGTGACGCGGGCGGCCTGCTGATGAGCGGCGAGCCTGTGTGGGTCGGGCCTGCTTATGTGATCCGGGGATGGGAGGTGAGCGATGAGCGCATGTGAGCAGGTGAAGAGAGCAGATGGCGCGCTCGCTCTGGCGAGGCTGCGGCGTGACAGGCGCGCAGACCTCCAAGAGACGGCGCGGGCGCTGCTGTGTGGGGAGGTGGCAGGCGTGCGGCTGATGCAGCTCGACATGGCGGCGTGGCGGATCGTGGTCGCGGGGCCGCAGCGCAAGCAGGTGGTGATCTCGCTCGTGGATGAGCTGTGGTGCGTCGAGGGTGGGACGTGCGGGGGCGACCTGATGGCGCTCGTCAAGGGGGCGGCTGATGCTCCCCGCTGAGGTGGTCAAGCAGGCGATGGCGAGCGGCTGGACCATCGACGACATCGCCTGGGATCAGGGCGTCACGGTCGATGAGGTGTGCCGCGTGATGCGCCAGCTGGAGATGAGCCGTGAGCAGCGGCGCCAGAGCTTGAGACCGCCGCTCACGCTTGAGCAGCGCAAGGCGGCGCGCAAGGAGCGGGAGGGCAGAGGGGGCAAGCCTCGCAAGGATCTCCCGCTCGATGAGGTGCGGGCGGCGCGGGCGCGGGGTGAGACATGGGACGTGATCGCGGCGAGATACAACGTGTGTGCGAAGACGGTGCGGAACAAGCTGAGAGCAGCGGAGAACATCGAATGACCATTCTATCAGATCGAGATATTAAGCGGCGGCTGGCGGCTGGCGGCGGCCTCGTGGTGGACCCACCACCAGACGCGGCAAGAGTGCAGCCCGCGTCTATCGATTTTGTCGTGGACCTGTCGGGCGGCGCCAAGCGACCAGATCCAGACGCCGAGGGGGAGATCGTGGTGGGGCCGGGCGGCATCACGGGCGCGAAGTACCTCCACGATCCATGCGTCGAGGGGCTCTTGCTCAAGCCGGGGGAGTGCGCGCTCGTCACGACGCTGGACCATGTGGAGATCCCGCCTGACCTCGCGATCGAGGTGTGCGGGCGCTCATCCATCGGGCGGCTGTTCCTCGCGATCCACGTCACGGCGGGCTGGTGCGATCCGGGCTTCAAGGGGCAGGTGACGCTTGAGCTGCACAACGCGGGGCCGCGCCCGATCCGCATCCTTGACCGGGCGCCGCTGGGGCAGTTCAAGGTCGCCCGCCTCTCCAGCGTGACGGATCACCCGTATGGGTCGAAGGAACTGGGGAGTCACTACCAGGGGCAGACGGGCGCGACGCCGCCCGCGCAGACAGGGGAGGTGGTGAAGTGAGCCGCTGTGAGCCGGGCAAGCTCGATCTGGATCTTGACGAGGAGGTCAGTCGCGACGCGCTCGCCGACTGCCTCGCGAGCGGGTGGACCGCTGCGGAGATCGCCGAGGAGCTGGGGCTTGACGGCGCGGACGACGTGGCGCGCTGGTGTGCGTATCACGAGCTGCCCCTGCCCCGCGTCGCTGAGAGCTTGCCGCCGCCGCCTGCCCCTGCTGTGAAGGTCAAGGAGAAGGCGCCCACGGTGCCGCCCGACAAAGAGGCAGTGCGTGCGCGGCGTGAGGCGCAAGCGGCGCTGAGGCGGGCGGATGAAGAGCGGAGCAAGCGGCTCGTGGAGGAGCGACGAGCCAAGCGGGCCGCCGCCCCCAAGACGAAGATACGCGAGCGGGTGGGCAAGGTGGATGTGAAGCGCCTCGCCCGCAACGCTCGCAGGCGCGAGCTGTGGGCAGCCAAGAAGGCGGCGCAGGATGACACGGGGCGGCTCAAGACGCTGACCGGAGAGGCGCGGGACATGGAGATCGTCAGGCTCTACGAGTCCGGCGTGGGTAGCTACACCCTCTCCAAGCGCTTCGAGCTCTCCCCTTCCACGGTCCTCTCGGCGCTCAAGCGGCGCGGCGTCACGATGCGCGGCTGTGATCAGAGCGAGCGCAACGCCAATATCGCAGCGCTGCTCAAGCAGGGGCTCGCCACCAAAGAGGTAGCCGCCGCCTTCGACGTGAGCGATGGGGTGGTGCGCGACGTCGCCAAAAAGGCCGGGCTCAAGGTCAAGCGTGAGCTTGAGCAAGAGGCTCGTGCGCGCCTTGATGCGCTGCTGAGGATCGCGGTGTGGGCGATGCGCGGCGCGGGCGGGAGCGTGGAACAGATCGCCACGGTGGCGAACACCACCACCAATCAAGTCAAGCTCATACTGGAGACACCATGACCACACACCGCAAGCCTGCCGCCCGCTGGGGCGCCATCTCCCGATGCACCGCGCACGACGCCCCGACCGCCACGATCTGCGAGGCGGACATGTTCGGGGAGCGCCGCTGGGTCGCCTTACTCCCTGTCGCCGTCCCTCGCGACGTCGCAGAGCTGCTCGATGAGGAGCGCCCGCTGCGCGTCGTGGAGTTGCCGCGGATCGCCACCGGGCTTGGCGTGGCCGTCCGCCCGCGCACAGGAGCCGCGCTGCTACGCGCCCACGGCTGCCCGCTGCTCGCGCTCCACGACACCGACCCGGAGGCGCTGTTTGCGCTCGTGGCGCTCCTTGACGGGGATCGCGCCGTGGAGCTCTTGGCGATCTACGAGCAGCAAGACAGCTTCATCGAGGTGCGCGAGGTGGTGATGCCGCCCCGCGCCATGATCCACACCGCACTCTTTGGAGGCTCAAAGTGAACCCACACGACACGACATACCACGCCCTTCTGCACCGCATTCTGAGCGAGGGCGAGCGCCGAGAGGACCGCACCGGGACGGGGACCATCTCCATATTTGGGCACCAATCCACCTACGATCTCGCGCAGGGCTTTCCAGCTGTGACCACCAAACGCCTGTTCTGGCGCGGGGTGGTGGAGGAGCTGCTGTGGTTCCTGCGCGGCAGCACCAATGCCCGCGAGCTGCAAGAGAAGGGCGTCCACATCTGGGACGCATGGGAGCGCGAGGGGGGCGAGCTTGGCCCGGTCTACGGCAAGCAGTGGCGCTCGTGGGGCCATCAGGTCGCGTCCTTCCTTGATGTGCCGCAGCCGGGGAGTATGTGGAGCTACGAGCCCGGGCGCATGCACCACAACATTGCTAAAGACAGGAGCCCGACGCGCTGGATCGACCAGATCGCGTGGGTCATCGATGAGATCCGCCGCAACCCCGACAGCCGCCGCCTCATCGTCTCCGCCTGGAACGTGGCGGAGCTGGATCAGATGGCACTGCCGCCCTGTCACCTTTTATTTCAGTTCTATGTGCGCCGTGGAGACTATATTACAGGTGGCGCAAGACTCGATTGTCAGTTATATCAAAGGAGCGGGGATGCGCTCCTTGGGATCCCCTTCAATATCGCATCTTACGCGCTGTTGACGCACATGGTCGCTCGCGTGACAGGACTAAAGCCGGGGCGCTTTGTTCACACGCTGGGCGACGCGCATATTTACCTGAATCACTTGGATCAGGTGAGAGAGCAGTTGGGGCGCGAGCCGTTCGACGCGCCGGAGCTTGAGCTGGCAGGCTCGCTGGAGAGCGTGGATGGATGGACGGCGGATCAGATCAAGCTGGCGGGCTACAGGTGCCACGCGGCGATCAAGGGAGAGGTGGCGGTATGAGGCAGCACGTTGAGCTGATCGCAGCGGTCGGGCCGCATTGGGAGCTGGGGTTTCAGGGCGGGATGCCATGGCCCCGCATCAAGGGCGACATGGCACTGTTCCAGCGGGTAACGAAGGGCAAGGCGGTCATCATGGGGCGCAAGACCTGGGAGAGCTTGCCCGAGCAGCACAGGCCGCTCAAGGGCCGTCACAACATCATCCTGAGCCACACGATGCAGCGCCCGGAGGACAACGATCCGTACACGGTTGAGCAGCACATCAACTCGGCGATCTGGGCGGCACAGTCGGCGGCAAAGTTCGAGGGGCGTGGCGGCGGCGGCATCGTCATCATCGGCGGCGGGGAGGTCTACCGCGCAGCCCTTGAGGCGGACGTGGTGGACGTGATTCACCTGAGCGTGATCCACCAGCCCGAAGGGTGGGCGCATGATGTGACCTTCCCTGCGCTCTCGTGGCACGGGTGGGTGGTGGCGGCGCGCATGGACCGCCCCGCCGAGGAGGGGGCGCCGCACGGCTGGACGCAGCTGCGGCTCGTGCGCGACCCGGTGCATGTGGCGCTGTATGAGCCGGACATGGGATCGGATCTGTCCAGCGTGTGGCTCAAGGAAGGTGTGTGATGAGCGCGTGCATGTCCGTCGCGAGCGCGCTTGGGGGTGAGCGGGCGCGCACCCTTGAGGAGCTTCAGGCGCGGCTCAAGATCGCGCTCCCCCGCGCCGCCGTGGCCCTCCACAGCGAGGGCGAGGATGGGACCGCGCTCTATCTCTGCCGCTCCGAGTTGGAGCTTGTGGCGATCCTCCACTACCTGCCGCGGCTCAAGTCGTGGCGGGTCGATGGCTGGTCTGTGGACGGCTACGTCATCCCCGCCACAGGCCCGCAAGGCGAGGTGGTGGGGGACGCGTGGGGGCGTCTGGTCGCGGCGTGGCGCAAGAGCTTGGGGCGCTCGCTTGTCGAGGATCTCGGCGGGGAGAGCGGGCTGTGAGCAAGTGCCACACGCCTCCCGCCGCCCCGTCTGCGCAGCTCGATCTCGTCGAATGGGCGCAGCGCTGGAGCCACAAGCGGGAGCGCTGGGTGCCGCACCACACGGTGATGGACACGCGGCTCTACGGCGTCGAGGAGCTGGACTATGAGACGTCGTGCGCCTACCTGCGGACCCACCACTACGCTCGCAATCCGGCGCCTGCTGTGGCCCGCTACGGGCTGTACAAGACGCGCGGCGGGGTGGTGAAGCCCGAGCTTGTCGGCGTCATCACCTACGGCGAGGGGATGGGCGAGCGGATCTTGCGCGCCTGGTGCGGCGTCGGGCCTGTGAGAGACGGCGTCGTGGGGGCGCTGGAGTGCAACCGCCTCGTGCTGGCCGATGAGGAGCCATACAATGCCGAGAGCTGGTTCGCGTCGCGGGCGCAGCGGGCGCTCATCGAGGCGCATCCCCAGCTCCACGCGATCCTCTCCTACGCGGACCCGGTCGAGCGCAGGAACGCGGCGGGCGAGGTGTTCAAGCCGGGGCATATCGGCGGGATCTACAAGGCGCTTGGCTGGAGCTACGAGGGCCGCGCCAAGGGCCGCACGCACACGGTGGACCTCGCCACGGGGGATGTGATCAGCGAGCGCACGATCTCCAAGCTGGTCAATGACGAGAAGGGCTGGCAGTACGCCACCCGCCAGCTTGAGCAGGCGTGCGAGCTGAAGCGCTGGCAGGGCGAGAGCGGGGAGAGCTTCTTGGCGCGCTGCCTTGCGTCGGGCAGGATCGGCAAGGTGTGGCATCCGGGCAATCACGCCTACGTCTGGCAGCGCGACAGGAAGCGCCCGACGAAGCCGATGATCGGCCTGCCCTACCCCGTCAAGGGTGGATGAGCTGGCAGCGGTGCGCGTGGCTTGAGCTTGCCGCCGCCTGCCTTATTTTATTGATTCATATTAGGATTTAGGGGCGGCGGCGGCTGGCAAGAGAAAAGTGGGGTGGGGCTGTCAGCGGCGCCTCGCTGGCGCGTCTTGAAGGGTGACACCAGCCCAAGAAAGATTCTGCGCACAATCCCAAAAAAAGGATTGACAGAAGGGGAGAGGGTGGGTAGTTTGAGGACATGGACGCGACGCACGGTGTGTCGCCTCCCGCGCAAGAGAGCCCCCGATGAACACCTTCACGCTGATCCGCACCTACTCCTGCCGCAAGGCAACGGGCTTTGTGTACGACATCAACGGCAAGCGCGCTGCCTCTCTGGCGCGCTCGCTGGACGTGCTGAAGACGTCGCTGGGCATCGTCGAGGTCGCGGCCCCCAAGCACGGCGACAAGATCGCCGCTGAGATGATGGTCGCGGACATGGCGAGCAAGGCGGGCATTGACCACGCCGAGATGGTCGCCTGGATCGCACAGCTCGCCTCCGGGCGGATGCGCAAGGCGGATGCAGCTCGCGTGGTGGCGCTGCGTGAGGTCGCCCACTACGCTGTGGTCGCCAACCGCCCCAACGCCCCCGTCCGCGCCTACGCCGTCCAGCTTCACGCCGTGATGGCGTCGGGCGATGTGGTCCACATCGGGCCGCTGGATCGCGTCGAGGATGGCGGCTTTGCTTGGCTCGCTGCGGCCTGATACACCCCACACCCCCACAGGAGATCACATCATGGCAGACTGGATCGCACCCTTCCGCGCTGGAGCTTGGACCCGTGGCAAGATGCTCACCACAGGCGACGTGCGCGCCCTCCTCGCCCTCGGGTGGTGGGGAGTCCTGATGGAGTACAGCGCCCACATCAGCGCCGAGGATGCCGAGCTCGTGCGCGGCTACCTCACGCACGGCGAGGAGGTCGATGTGTGGATCGGGCAGGTCACAGATCGCGAGGCGCTGCGGGCTGCATCTTTCGATATGGGCAAGGCAGCGCCGGGTGCGCTCTCCTTGTGCGGCGTGATGCTCGCCAAGCCGCAGCCCTTGCTGTGCGCCAAGGATGCACCCCGCGCCCTCCCCGGCCTCGTGTGGGCGCCGTGGCGACTGCGCCGTGTGAGTGCGCCGCTCATTCAAGCGAGCGGCCTCTTCTATGACGACGCCCGCACCATGGGCGCCACCACCTTCTACGTCCTGCTGTGAGGTGCGAGAGATGAGCGAGAAGACGATCTTCGCGGCGGCTCGCGAGGCCGCCGCCCTTGATGCGGTGCGCAAGCTCCGCGAGCGGCGCGAGGCGCTGGGGATGAGCCAGCGTCAAGTGGGGGAGGCGATGGGCCTGACCCCAAAGCAGGCCCAGCTCCGCGTGGGGCAGTATGAGCGCGGCGACAGGCCGATCCCCTACGCCCAGCTCGCCGCATACGCCGCCGCTGTGGGGATGCGGGTAGAGGTGGGGGTGAGCTTCGACCTCCACGAGACAGAATAGAGATCCCGCGACCTGTCAGCGAGCGCTGCGGGCCGCGTCTACACCACGTCGCCATGAGGCGACACCAACGCCCCACGGGGCATGAGGAGAGATGATGAGCAAGGATGAATTGATCGATGATCTCAAGGCGACCCACGCACTGCGCGTTGCTGCGTGGCGCACCCGTGACGCGGCGTTCGACGAGCGCCGCCACGACGAGGAGATGGACGCTTACGAGTGGTCCTGTGCCGCGCTCCACCGCACCGTTGAGATCGTCGTGGATCTCGGCACGATCATCGGCCACAGCGAGGCCGCAAGCATCAGCTGGGAGGTGATGCGCGCTGCCCGCGCCTGACCAGTCCACAACGCCCCGCTGAGAGCTCTCAGCGGGGCGTTGTTCATCTGGCGACGATCACCGCGACCACCACCGCGACGAGCGCCCCGCCTGCGCCCACCCCGATCCACGCCCACGGGCTCCAGCGCGCCGCGTCCTGCCGCTCCAACTCCGCGACGCGCAGGGTCAGCCGCGCCACCTCCACCCGCTGCTCAAGCTCCCTCCGCTGGCTCTCCCCCAGCGCCCCGCTCCCCGCGTCGAGGTCACGCTGACACGCACGCAAGCGGCTCTCAAGCCCGTCCACAGCGGCGGCGTCCTGCTCGCACTGGCGCAGCACCCTCACAGGCACACGCACAAGCTCCGCCTCACTCGGCGGTGCCTGAGCGTGAGCGAGCGCGTTGATCGAGGTGGTCCACCACAGCGCCAAGGTCAGGATCAGGATCAGCCACCAGCGGGGCGGCGGGGTCAGGGACGGTGTCAGGAGGCAGGTGCGCGGCATGATCAACCTCTGCGGGGCGAGGCGCGGGCGGCACAGGCGGCACGCGCGGGGTGGGGGTCATATCCCGATCTGGTGATGGGACAGGGGGCAGGCGGCGGCGGCCTGCGAGGTGGGCGAGCCACACAGCGGCCGCGGCGAGCGTGACGAGCGCGCCTGACACAGCCGGGGAGCGACGCGCCGCGCTCACGATCTGCGCCCGCCTGGTGATGAGGATGACGGCGGCGAGGCACACGAGCGCGCCCGCCGCCGCCGCCAGAAGGTGAGGGGTCATTGTCGGATCTCCTTGTGACAGGGCGCCTCACCGCGAGGCGCCCTGTCGGTGTCAGTCGAGGATCACGAGGCCGCGGGGCGTGAGCTGGGCCACAAGCTCCCACCAGCCACGACTTTGACTCAGCGTGAAGGCGACGCACGAGCGCTGCGGTGTGGCGATCTTGCCGAGCATCCTGAGCAGGTGCCGCGCATTCTGCGGCTGCCACCCATCCAGCACGTCGTCCGTGATCTGCCACCACCAGTCGCCATCCTGTGACTTGGCGTGCTTGGCGTTGGCGAGCACCATAGCGCCGGCGAAGATCGGATCGTCGTAATCGACGGGGTCAGGATCGGGCGGGAGCGGCGGATCGTTGTCGGGGAGCGGCGTCGGCTCAGGATTGGGCGGGGGCTCAGGGTCGGGGGACGGCGCGGGGTCGGGCGGGTCCACCGGGACGGGGTCAGGAGGATCGGGATCCACGGGCTCAGGCGGGTCCACGACGAAGCGCAGGGCGCGCAGGGTGGTGACCGTGTGGATCACCTCGCCCAGACGATAGTAATAAGGCGTGTTGTAGTGTCTCATCTTCTCGATTCCTTCTTGATGGTTCCTTCAATTCTAGCCATACCTACACCTAGATCGCGCACCTCCTTCATGGTCGCCGCGTGATAGTTGCGGATCTCAGTCATCGCATCTCGCACCTGCGTGACCTGCTCCTTGGTCGCCCTGTGGTCTGCCTCAAGGGAGAGCTGGGCGCGGTCCACCTGCGCAAGCCGTGCCTCAAGGGCTGCTTGCTGGCTCTCCAGCGCGGTGAGGCGGGCATGTGTGACGGCGGATTGCTGCCACAGCATGGCGCCGACGCCGAGGATCGAGATCACCGCAGGCGCAAGGATCTGCGTCCACGGGCTCTCAGCCAGCGTGCGGGCTGGGGTCTTCTGTGATGTGTCTTCCACGGCATACCTGCTGTCCCAAGTAGCTAAATACATGGCGAAAAGCTCCGGCACGGCGCATCCCCGCGTTGCGCCGGAGGGTGGGGTGAAGGCGGCGCGCATCATGGCGCCGCCGCATCAGGTCACTCTGCGCTGGTGCCGCCCGCCCCGAGGCGCCGATCGCGCCCCATCAGCGACTGCGCCACGACCGAATACAGGCCGCCGGACATCGAGCCCGCCACGAGCCCCGCGAGCGCGTGCGCGCCAAGGGACAGCGGCACACCCTCCACGGACCAGCCCGCGGCGAGCAGCGGGGCGAGCAGCGCGCCGAGCAGCGGCGCAAGCACCGGGAGGACCTTCGCCCACGCGTGGCCCGCCTTGACGTGCACCGGGAGGAGTTGCTTGATCACCTCCACAAGCACCGCGAGCGCAGCCCCCAAGCCTGCGAGGCCCATCACGGCCTGCGTGGCGGTCAGGTTGACGACGGGGATCGCGAGCGCCTCAGACGCCTGCGCCAGCGTGAAGGCGAGCGGGCCCACGACTATCTGCGGCGGCGCGGGCGCGAGCTGCACATGTCGCCCGATCCCCACACAGCGGTTGCCGCTCCTGTTCACGAGCCCAGCTGCGAGCGAGTAGCTGCGCGCCGCCACGCCATCACCAGCAGCGCCGGGGCGGACGTCGACGTTGCCGCCGATCGTCCACACCGTGTCGCCGACCACCAAGGCCACGATCTCGACGTGCCCATGGACGTCGCTGATCTTGCCGTCCACCTCGCGCTCCCACGCGATCAGGTCGTCGGGGCGGATCAGGCGCTGGATCACCTTGTGGCGGAGCTGGGAGACAGAGCGCCGTGCGTTGAGCGAGCGGGGCGCCGAGGGGTAGACCTGCCGCATCGCCCACGTGGCGAACCCCGCACACCACGGGCCTTGCTGCGCGCTGGGGTTGTCGTCGTCCATGTACTTGGAGATGTCCGGGCCGCGGTTGTTGCCGAGGCTCTCGCCCGCGCCGCGCATCAGCTCCGCGAGCGCGACCTTGGCCACAGGCGTCACGACGGCGGCAGGATTAAGGTAGACGGCGCCCTCGGTGCGCGGCCCGACCTTGCCATCACAGACGAGCGCCCGGCCGCTCTGGTCGATGCCGAGGCGCTGGAGGATCGCGACGTCGTGGTCGGGGTGGGCGGCGCGCAGCTCGCGCCAGGTGAGCGTGGGGGTGGTACACATGGGGTCTCCTTGTGGTGGTGGTGGGGATCAGGTGATCGAGCCGGTGTGCGGGATGAGCAGCGAGGCCTTCTGGACGCCCTCGTTGATCGTGGTGGCGCGAGAGAGGGCGTTGGTGTTGGACTCCCTTGTCGAGGTGGCGACATCGATCCGCGCCAGCTCCACGGCGAGCTCTGTGCGCACCTCCTCAGGGAGCGCTGCGATGGCCGCCAGCACGCCCGTCAGGTCAGCGCGGAAGTCCGCTACGCCTGCCACCGCGCCGCCCGCGACCTGCGTCACATTGGCATCCAGCGGCTCCGCAGCGGTGAGCGCCGCCGCCGCCGCCGCCTGTGTCGCTGTCGCATCAAGCGGCGCGTCATAGTCCGCAGCTGCGAGGCGGCTGGAGATCGCCACGTCCAGCGCGTCAAGCCGCGTGTCGCCCGTGAGCAGCGGCGTCGTGGGGATCGCTGCCACGGCGGCTGCGGTGGCGAGCCCTGAGAGGTCGGCTGCAGTCACGGCGTCATAAGCCGTCAGGGCAGCGGCGGCGGCGGCCTGCGTCGCTCCAGAGTTGAGCGGCGCGGTGTAGCCAGCGGTGGCGAGGCGGCTCGAGATCGGCGTGTCGAGGTTGTTCAGTCGCGCATCACCCGTGAGCAGCGGGGTGGTGGGGATCGCGGCCACCGCTGAGGCAGTCGCGAGCGGGGTCAGGTCGGCTGCAGTCGCAGCGTCATAGGCAGTCAAGGCGGCGGCGGCGGCGGCCTGTGTCGCCGTGGCGTCAAGCGGAGCTGGGAGCGCTGCGATCTGCGCCGGGAGGGTGGTGCCCGTGTCCACGAGGATCGCGCTGATCGAGGCGTTGTCCGGCGCCGTGTAGCCCGCCGTGGCGAGCCGTGTAGAGGTCGCCACGTCCACACGCGCCAGCTCCGTTGCGAGCTCAGTGCGGACAGCAGACGCCGTGGCCGCTGCTGTGGGGCCGGGGTTCGCGGTCAGGGTGCGAGAGCTGTATGTCCAGATCTCCAGCGCCGTCGCACCGCCGCCGCCGCCGCCCCCTTCCACCGTGTAGACCTTGCCAGCAAAGAGCACGATCGAGCCGCCGCCCGTCGTGGTCGCGACCACAGGCGAGGCGCCATCGTCGCGGTAGAGGCGCAGGTCGCCGACAAACTGCACACCCGTCGCCGCCACATTGTCGAGCTTGAGATTCAGGACGCTGGCGTTGATTCTATAGTTTGCCACGTCCTCAGCGAACAGCCCACCCACGAGTGTTCTGATACCCTGCTCGGTGGTCAGCTCATTGACAAACCACGCATATAGGCGGGTGATTGTGCTTGTGCCGTCCGGGTCGTCAATGTCGACTTGCACATTCGGATAGTCGAGTGTGAACTCGTCAACAGCGCTGCCGTCAATCGCGTTCGTGGCGTACACCGTATCGTTGATCTGCGCGGCGAAGAGTGACCAGCCCGACGCCCCCGCGATCGCTGTCGCCTGGAAGCCAAGCGAGGCGGTGGCACCATCGCAGCGGGTCAGCCTGATATTGAGGACGTCGCCCGACGTGAAGCCCGCGCCCTCGACGTAGAGCAGCGTCCACGACGTGCCCACGACGATCTCATTTGCGATCTCAGTCGCCGTCGTGGTGTTGTACACGCGGATACGCGAGCCCGTCAGGATATTCGTGACTTGAGCGGTGTTGAGCACCACCGGGAGCGGGTACTCTGTTTGCTGCGCGACCGAGTTGGTGACGGTGTCAATGCGGATGTATGTCAACAGGTTGCCTGTATTGGCCGTGTTGACCGTGGCCCGTACCTTGAGCTTGACGCCGTCAGCAGGGTCCACCGTGATCGCAGACAGGTTTGTCGAGTTAAGGGTGAGCCATGTGCCGTTATAGCCCGCACCGTCGTTCAAGTCATACTGAAAATCGAACGTGTGATTTCCAGCATTTGTACCTGTGATCGTCGGGGCCACAGCAGCAAATCCTGTGATGCCAAGCGCATAGTATGGCATCTCCCAAGTGACTGAATCGGTGAGCGTTTTCATACTCACGTTGCCCGCGCTGGTGAAGCCAGAGCCCGACGCCGTGTTGAGCGTGAAGGTGCACTGATCCGCCGTGTCAGCAGTGGGTTCGTTGCACGCGATGATCAGGCGCCCTGCCGTCGTCGACACCCACATGTCCTGCCAGTGCGTGCCGTAGACTGCCACCTGGCCCGTGGTTGCCGGGGTGTAGCGCCCGCCGCGGATCGTCGAGTTGATCGCCGCGTTCGCCTGAGCGTCGGCGCCGTCACCCCAAAAGTTATACACCTCAAACCCCTGCACAGTATTTGCCACCCCGAAGGGCGCCGTGCGCGTGTTCTGCGTGTAGACGCGCCGCACGATCACGCTGCGTGTCACGTTCGCGCTGAGCACCACGCCGCACGGGTTGGCGGTTCCCATATTATAGGGGGCAGCGGGCGTGCCAATATTGCGGATCTCCACAGCATTCATGCCGGATGCGGTGAGGATGATGTTGGCATAAGGGTGGACGTTTGCGACATTGTCAAAGTTGTCGTAGCCGTCCACAAAGAGATCAGTAGACCCGACGCCCGCGCTGATGGCAGCGGCCGTCTCCGAGGTCTGCGTCGTGCCGATCGTGCGGGAGGCGTAGCGCAGGCCCGTGATGCTCAGTCCGAAGGCGGGCTGTGCGTCCATGCCGATTCCGCCGATCGCGACACAGTCCACCATCGTCGTGTTGATGGCACGCGCCGTCTCAAAACACGAATGTGACACGATCGGGACGTTCGTGGTTACAGCACCAAAAACGTCAGACCGACAGCGCGTTAGCGTGAAGTCTGCCGTATCTGTCAGCACGACATTGAAGGAGTTGGTGGCGCCCAATCGACGCGAGCAGAAGACGTCGGTGAGCGTGCCACCGCCGAAGCTTGTCGTGATCGCGAGGGGCGTCTGTGCGACGGTGTCCACGATGCCGATCCCGCAATTCGACATGTTGATGGTGGTGCCTGTGTTCGAAAACGACACAGAACCGCCGATGCCGCTGTCGGTGATGTCGATGCCAAACGCTGACGCAGTAATGATATACCAGTTACACGACACCTTATCCATCGTGATGGATCCGGCGCCCGTCGTCACGAAGCTGTATCGAGACGTGAGACCAGCGGGCAGGATGTTTGAATTGTAGTCAGGCGCCGTGCCGTTCGCCTGCGACATGATGACATTGGGGATGCGGACCCTACACCCTGTCGGGGGCTTGAGCCCGGCATTGCTCCCGCCGCGCAGGGCGAGCGTGATGACGCCCGTGGCGGTCACGCAGCCGAAGTACATCCCGCGCCGATCCGTGAGCGCTACAGCCCCGTTTGACCAGCGGTCGCCCGCATTGAGCCAGACCTCATAGACACCCGACGCAGGCGCCGTCTCGATCCAGATGGCGGGGCACTGGTCGGCGACGGGGTATTGGAGCGTCTGGTTGTCCGCGCCGTTCGTCGTGCCCAGTTCGTACCAGTCGCCGTTCGCCTCAAAGACTCCGAGGCGCGGGATCGTGAGGAGCGAGGCCGTGCCCGTGGTGGTGCCTCGCCCGACCACGTGGATCCAGCTCCGCTTGCCCGCGCTGGACGTCGTGATGGTCGCGCCGCCTGGTAGTGTGATGACCTCGCCGACCCCAAAGTCCCCCGTCTTGCTGCGAAGCTTGATGTAGCCTGACGCGGGCATCGCGCCGCCCGCCGCCGCCGGTGTGAGCGAGCCAGTCGCCCATACGCGCGTCAGCTCACCCGTCGCGCCGCTCGTGCCGCCCGTGACCCCATTGGACCCGAGCGCCAGCTGTGCCGGGACGTTGCCCGTGGACGCCGAGAAGGGCACCTCCCAGATCCGCGTACCGTCCAGCAGGAACGAGCCGCCAAGCGACGCGGACAGGGTCACAGCGCCGAAGACCGCCGCCTGCTGATTGTGCCGCACGTCAGCATCGATCGTGACCGTCCCGCCGTTGATGGTGATGCTCTCGCCATTCAAGAGGCCGGAGATCGCAGCGTCATCATAATTAACGACGGTTGTAACTGTCTGGTTAGCCATGCTCTTTTAGCCTCGCGCTGCGATCAGGCCGCTCAAGATGCCGCCTGCAAAAGTTGTATAGAAGGCGTCATCCGCCGCGTCGTAAGGTGAGGGCACGAGCCGATACCGCGTCGTGCCGCCCAGCGGGTAGGCGTAGACCTGGCCCGCAGCGATGGTGGCGGCGAGCGTCGGGGGTGTCGTCCACGACGTCGCGAGCGCCGTCCATGTGAGCGGCGCGGTGCCCTGCGCGTAGGCGGCGAGCGCGCCCGTGGACAGCTTGACCGTGGTGGGGCCTTGCGCCACAGGGATCAGCTCGTCACCTGTCAGGGCGGCGGCGGCTGGCAGTCCGGGGATCGAGATGTCGTCAGGCATAGCACACCCCCACGACGAGGCGGCGGCCGTCCTGTGTGACGAGGTAGGCGCCGGATTGGGTGAGGAGGCGCAGCTGCGTGGCGAGCGTCACGACGCGCAGGGCAGCGGGGCGCGCCAGCGTGGCGAGCGGGAGGGCTGCCCACGGCAGGCGCGACACGACGCGCAGGGCAGCGGGGCGAGCGCGTGTGGTGAGCGGCGCGGCGGCGTAAGGCGGGCGCGTCGTGACGGGCGCGGCGAGCAGCGGGCGGCGCGTGACGAGGGTGAAGCGACACATCAGAGCACCTCCAGCACGGTGACGGTGCCGTGGGCGAGCAACGTGCGTGCCCCGGCGTCTGTGCGCCACACGCTGTACTGCGCCGATCCTGAGCCCACCGCGACGAGCTCCGAGGGGGTGAAGTCGCACGAGACGCGCCCGGTGACCCCGCCATCGACCGCGAGCGCCTTGGTGAGGCGTGAGGCGGTGCCAGATCCAAGCCTCAGCTCGATCGTCCAGCCCGCCACGACAAGCGCGGTGGTGCCGTCCGACTCCTTGAGGTCAAGGGTCAGCTCTCGATCCTCCCCTATCACCAATGTCGTATTAAGTGCAGTCATTACGTCACCTTATGGGTTGTGGTGGTCAGGCAAAGCCCAGCGCTTGCGCCACGCTGAGGACCTTGGTCGCGTCGTGCTCCACGTCGTAGATCCCGATCAGGGATATCTCTGCGCTGGGGCTTGGCTCGGTGGGGTCAGACCCCCACCAGAGCTGTGAGGAGGAGCCGCCCGTGGGGAGCGGCAGATCGACGTAAGCCCCTGCCGGGCCGACGCTGCCGCCTGATCCGCTCACCGCTGTGGCCGTGAGCAGCGTGCCGTTTTCGTACAGGCGCAGCCGCCCGGAGGAGGAGCGGGTGAGGCTCAGGAGCACCGTCCGCGACTTGGCGGCGGACATCGTGCGCGTCCACGTCGCGCTCTGATTGGAGCCTGCCCCTGTCTCGGCAAAGTAGCCGTAAATCGTTGGCTGGGCTTCGATTGACCACAGGTAGTTTGCTGCCTCGGTCTCCCCGGCGCCCGATACGGACGCGAGGTAGCCGACGCTGCCCCCGCTGGACAAATCACTCATCACGAGGTGGATCGAGCTTGCCCCTGGGATCTGCACGGGGCCGCTTGCTCCCACCGTCGTGGAGGTGCCGCTGCGGCCTGCGTAGCCACCCGCCTCCGTGCCTGCGAGGATCGTGAGCGCGGCAGACCACCCGCCGCTCGCGATCGCCCCCACGAGGTCTGTGAGGTATGGCGAGGCGGCAGGGGTGGGGACGATCATCACCGCGGTATCGCCGTCGATGAGCGCGTCGGCGCGGTCAGCGAAGGTCGCAGGCGCGCTGCCCGACAGCAGCGCGATCGCAGTCGCGACGTCTCCCGCGGCCTGCGCGGCGTCGAGCAGGTCTTGCGCCTCGTCGATGCCCGTCACATAGGTATCGAGGTCGGTCGCGTAGGTGTTGATCGGGACGTCGTCGCCGGGCGACAGACCCCGCAGCGTCGCCACAAAGTCGGGCGGGGCGGTGCCGCTGACCTGCTCCACCTCCACCGCGACAGCAAGCGCGGGCTGGCCGCCCACGTTGACCGTGATCGTCTCAGTCGCCATGGTTTAGCCCTCAAAGAAGAGTGAGTCGAGGATCGTGAGCGTGCCCACGGCGAGCGTGAGCGGCGATCCAGAGGTGCGCCGCACCTCCAGCGTGTAGGCGCCGGGCGCGAGCTGGGTGTCGGCGGCGGCGAGCGCCACGGTGATCACGCCAGCGGCAGGCGTGGTGAGCGTGACGGTGGGGCTCTTGATGAGCTCGTTGCCCCGCACGCCGATCCGCGCCACCACCGTGGCCCCGGTCAGATCGATCGGGGTGCCCGACGCCGTGCACGTCAGGACCAGATCCACCGCCTCGCCCTGATAGCGAGGGGCGAGCGTCATATTTCCCATGATGAAGTCTCACTTGGTGACGAAGTAGAGGTTCGCCATATTGACGCCTGGCGAGGCCGTGCCAGCGACGAGGAAGCGGATGAAGGCCGCTCGCGAGTCGGCATCGATCAGGATCTCGTGTGCGCCGCTGGCGACCACGCCGTCCGTGAGCGCGAGCGCGACGGCGGGCGCATCCTTGTGGGCCTTGATCTGCGCCGTGAAGGTCGCCTGCGCTCCGGCCGCGCTGCCGCTGGCGAAGATCGAGCGCTGCCCGCGCAGGTCAATCCAGCCTCGATCGGCGGCGGCGAGCAGCGCATCCTCAGCATCGAGCGGGATCGGGATGGCGGAGCCTGCGAGATCGATCGTGGTGACGGCGCCATCACCAGCGGCGACCACGGTGGTGTTGGTGGGAGAGGGCTTGCGGCGCTTGTAGGCAGTAGGCATGACGGGCTCCTTACAGGGTGGTGTCTTGACGATCACGCAGCGGGGTGCATGATCGCTCTCACAGGAGGTCTGCGATGAGACGACTCGTGATGGTTTTTGTGATGGGTGCGCTGCTGGTCAGCGCGTGTGGTGAAGATGTCGAGGAGCCGAAGCCCCGCGACTGGACGCCGACGCTGCTCGGCATGGAGGCGCTTGACGCCTCCTGCGACATCGATGGGCGCTTCTTTGTGAAGGTCCGCCTTGAGGGTACAGGCCGGGTCTACTGCACAGACACATGCTCGGGCTGGCCCTATGAGGTCGAGGGGGAGTGGGTGGGCACCGTGTTCTGCGGCAAGGGGAACGACCGCATGTTGCTGACCTGTGATGACGGCGGCTCCGGGGGTCCGCCGTCGCCCCGCCTCGACATCGCGCCTGGTGACCGCCGCTACTGCTACTGATCATGCTCCTGTGGGCAGGTAGCTTGATGCCGTTGCAACCACCTCTTGCGCCCACGCCTGCCACAGCTCCGCCTTGGTCGTCTCACGACGCGCCGTGAGCGAGAGGCCGATCATCCGCGGCGCTGCCCCTCCCACGCCACCGTCGCCCACCTGTGCGGGGGTCAGGTCGATCGTGCCTGTGGACCAGCCCCAGCCCGCCGCCGCCGCCCGTGTCAGGTCTTGTGTGGTGAGCAGGGTGGCCCCGTCTGGTGCATACACCGAGAGCCGCACCACGAAGTCGCGCCCGTAGACGCGCCAGATGAGCTGATGGCGCGTGTTGCCAGACACCACGACGGGGCGCAGCAGCTGGATCGCCGTGTCGGTGCGGGTGAGGTCAAGCCCATCCGGGCCGTCGTCGCTCGCGGTGAGCGTGGCAGACGTCGTCTCAAACGGGTTGAGGGTCTTGGTGAGCAGCGGGGCGCGGGCGCCTGCGCGGCTCCACAGGTGGTGCCCGTTCCTCACGAGCGCCGACGCGTCGGGGTACAGGATCTGCTCGCCCGCCGAGTACCGCACCAGCGAGGGCGGATCGTAGAGCGCGTTGGTTGTCTTGCTCACCGCGGCACCTCCCAGATCGTGACGCCGACCAGCAGGAGGCCGAGCGTGTCGAGGTCACGCGCCCGCTCCGTGTCGGGAAAGAAGGGGTTGGGCTCATCCCCGACGTTGCCCCAGTCCTCCTCGATCGGGTTCAGGGTCAGCACGTCCCACGTCAGCAGCATCGGGCGGTCCGCGGTCGGGTCGTAGGTCGTCTGGATGTCGAAGCTCACGAGCTCCAGCCGCGACAGATCCTCCTCGGAGAGCTGCCCCTCGCGGTACGCGTAACCCTGTCCAGCAGGGTCACCGCTGAACGGGTAGCGGATCGCAGCCTCGGTCACACACAGCAGCGAGCCCTCCTCATAGGGACGGTGGGCGTGGCGCACCACAGCGTCCACGTCGCCGAGGGGTGTAGCGTCTGCCCACGAGGCGTCGCCGTCTGCGAGCTGCTTGAGCTCAAGCGTGTGCTCCCACTCGATCTGCGGGGTGAGGGCTGCGAGGTCTGCGCCTTCGGGCTGTGTCACCGGGAAGACGTGCAGCGGCGCGACATACGCCATCACCCGCACGATCGGGTTGACCGTCTCCAGCGCGAGCGAGGCGGACATCAGGCGCTGCGTCGAGGCGCTGTCGCCGTACACACGCCCGAAGCGGTACGCGTATCCTGTCGGCCACTCGCTCGCCTCGGGATCGGGGAGGTAGCCCACAGGCCCCATCCAGACAGGCCGCGGGCGCGTGTACACCGCGTCGGTCCTGAGCGCGTGTGTCACCGCCACCTCACCCACGATGGCGCGCTGGGCGGCGTAGGCTTGCACGTCAGGTCGCGTCGCGTCGGTGAAGGTCTGCCACAGCGTCGCGCCCTTGATCTGGAGGTACGACAGGGCGCGACGCGCGAGCTGGTTTGGGACCGGGCGCGTCGGTCCGAGCGTCCCGATCACCTCGCCGTCTGCGCTCCCAAGCCCCTGCGGATAGAAGACGTGCTCCGCCTTTGTCCCTACCCCTGTCAGGCTGGTGTACTGGAGATCGAGCGAGTCGGCGTCAGGGCGGCCTGACAGCGAGCCGTCAAGGTAGAAGTCGGTGTCGTCGGCCTTGTAGATCGTGGAGGTGCGCTGTGAGCCGCCGCCGAGCGTGGTGGCGAGGTCCGCGTTGGGGGCTACCCCCGTCACCCAGAAGGCGACGGCGCCCACCACGTCGCTCACCTGCTCACCTGTGGGCAGCAGGATCTTGTGGTCCTGAAACTCCGGCGAGGCGCCCACGGTGGAGCCGAGAGAGGCGGTGGTCGAGGAGCGCACGATCGTGGCGAGGTCGGCGGTGCGTCGCTGCAACGCCACGCCCACACCCTGCCCGTCGCCCGGCTCATCTGCGACGCGGGCGATGAGCCCGAGCTGCAGCTGCGTCACGTCCTCGGCGAAGATCCACGGCACCACAAACACGGACGTCCTGTTGAGCGAGGTGTAGGGGCGCACCCCCTCCTTGTTGTTGTAGTCGCCGCCGTTGTTCGTGAGCGGCGCCCACGCCACCTCATGCCCCAGCTCGGCGACGTATTGGATGTTGTTCGCCAGTGCGTTGTCAAAGTAGGTGGACCAGAAGCGCGCCGCCGCCCCGTTCGGCTCGATGCACTCCTCGTCGATCCCCACGAACTCATCGCCATCATAACCTGCTGGCATTACACACCTCCATAGACTGACGAGCCGTAGATGTCGGGCGGGCTGTTGGAGCCGTCCAGCTCCTCGATGATCCCCTCGCCCACGTCTGCGATCGCAGCGTAGGGCCTCGGCGTCGCGGGGTAGCGGGAGGTGTTGGCGAACTCGTTGGAGTATGGCAGGCCCAGCACGCGACCTGCCGAGGGTGCAGAACTGAAGGCTGACGAGATGGTGATGGCGTTGAAGCTCACCGATGTCACCGTCCTGACGTCGAAGCTCGCGAGCCTGCCATCCCGCTCGTACAGCGCGACCTCATCACCCACCGTGAACGCTGTGGCGTCATACGGGTCGCCGCCAAAGATGCTGTCCTCCGTTACGATGGTGAGCGTGCCTGCGTTGTAGCTGAACACCACCGCCGCGGGCGCACGCTCGCGGACGTAGGCGCCGACGCGGTAACCGAGCAGCAGCAGCGTGAGCGTGTAGCTGTGGTCTGAGAGATCCCATGCGCGGCCTGTGACCATCCCGATCCACGACGGGCCTGTCACATCGCTCACCCGCTCGCCATCTGCGTTCACGAGCCACGCGTCTTGCAGCGGTCCAAGGTCTGCAAGCGTCACCCACGCGCCGAGGTCTGGCGCTGCGGTGCCCGTGACCGTGTGGTCAGCGATCCGCACGCGCAGCCGAGGCACGGTGTCGAGCCCCAGCGAGAGCAGCGAGGCGAGCGCGGAGACGAGCGCGCCACCGCCGCGCCGGAGCGTGGAGAGGCGCCGCGGGCTGATCGCCTGGAGGTCGTAGGAGAGGCGGCGGGCGTCGCCGAGCTGGGAGCGGCGCGTGTAGCTGTTCGGCTCGCGCAGCAGCACCGAGCGCCCATCACCTGTGCCGGGCGTGCCGCCGACCTGCGCGGACACCTCCAGCGCCTGCTCTCCGAGCGCCCGCTCCAGCACGAGCGGACCGTCAGGGTAGACGCTCGCGCCGCTGCCCGCCGCCGCCTGCGCAGCAAGGGTGGGCAGGCCGAGTCTTGCGATCGAGAGGAGACCCTCGATCGTCACGGCCAAGAAGTACCCGAAGGGGCGCAGCAGGGTGTCTTGCACGACCTGCAGGGCGTTGACCGCCTCGCCGCCTGCGCCCAGCACGAGATGATCGATCGCGAGGTAGGGCGTCCGCTCGATCTCCGCGGTCCATGACGCGAGGTCCACCACGTCGAGCCCCAAGCCCCACGCGACGCCGAGCGCGTCGAAGTCGCCGAGCGAGCCAGTGCCCGATGAGGTCAGCAGCGCCAGCGCACAGGTCAGCGGGTGGGCGTGGGGGTAGGCGGTGACAAGCCCATCCAGCGTGTCGGGGAGCACCAGCACCTCCCAGAGCGAGCCGCTGTAGGTGTCCCCATCGGTCGCCTCGGGACGCCGCCCGTAGCTCCACTGGTCCACAAACAGGGGCGCGCCGCCCTCCAGCGTGACCTGCTCAATCGAGGAGATGTAGCCCTCCGCCTCGACGTACAGGAGCGAGCCAGTGCCCTGCGCCACGCTGCTCGGCGCCGCGATGGCAGACGCGCCGCGCAGCACCACCGAGGCCGGGCGCACCTCCCATCTGAGCCCCGCGCCCTGCGCCAGATCGCGAGCGCTGCGGTTGACGGAGGCCCGCGTCAGCGCCGCGAGGTACTCATCACACGACACGGTGATCATCCCCCGGTCCATGTCGATGTCGCGCACCAGCCCACGCCAGCGCACCCGCTCGGTGCCCGTGTCCACGTCATGCTCGATGAGCCGCACGAGCCGCATCTGCCACTGGGGGATGCGCGTGTAGACGAGCGCGCCGAGCGCATGGCTCACCGCCGAGCTGCCCCAGAAGCCGCGCACGCAGTCGACGTAGGCGCCGCCGGAGGTGTGCTCGCCGAGCAGGATCGCCTCATCGTCAACCCAGATCACCTGCCCTGCGAGCGTGGTGAGGCCGACCGAGATCCCGGACGTGGTACCCGCCCCGATCGCGACGGTCAACGCGCCCTGCGCCCGGCGCTGGTCGGAGAGGAACAGCCGCGCCAGCCGGTCGCTCGCGAGGAGCTGGACGCTAAAGGATGAGGTGCTCCAGTCGCCAGTATACGGGTTGACCTCCGTGGACACCGCGGCGGGTAAGCTCGCGAGCGCCTCCACCCACTCCAGAGCGGAGCTGGCATGCGGGGACCAGCGGCCCCACGAGACGCACAGGCCGCCTGCCTTGTCCGTATCGAGCCCCACGCCCTCGAACTGGAAGCCGATCAGCACGCGCTTAGTAGCCATCGCCGCTCACCCTTATCGCACACTCGACCGTCAGCTTGTAATACTCGCCCGCGGTGCGCAGCAGCTCTGCCACGCGGCGGAAGTCTCGCGCCTGGTCCCGGTTCGCGAGCCGCACCACGTCGTAGGCGTGGGTGATGACCGCGAGATCCACCGCGTCGCCCTCGTTGTGGTGGATCACTACAACCTCATCGAGCTGCGCGAGCGCCCGCCACACGTCCTCAAACGCGTTGTAGACGTCGCCCACGGCGAGCCCCGCGGCGTCGGCGTACTGGATATCCAGCGCCAGCGCCGAGAAGACATGGCCGCCGAGGATCCACTCATAGACCCACTCGCGGGTGGACCTGTCGCCGTGATCCACCGCATACGCATCATCGCGCTCGGTGTATTCAGTGGCCCACTCGATGAGGCGGCGGGGCGAGCGCATCCTGCTTGACGCGGGCGCCGGGGAGAGCCACGCGCCCCACCTCGTAAAGCGCCCTTGCACCTCGCGGCGAGCGCTCGTGGTGCCGACCACCGTGGAGATGGTCGCGGTGAGCGCGGCGTCAAAGCCCAAGACCTTGCGCAGCAGCTCGTGGGTGTTGTCGAGGTCCAGCGACAGGAAGTCAGCTGAGCTGCCCACGAGCGCGATGCCTGCCCATGTCTGCTCCGGGGAGTGTATGGGCGTGAGGGCACGCGACGAGTACGTCACGACGTCACCCGCAAACGCGCTCGCCGCGCTCATCGCAGCCGCGAGCGCGTTGAGCAGCGAGGGGTATCCCGGCAGGGTCGCCCCCGCGTAGGCCCAATAGGTGCCAGCGGGCACTGATGCCACCTGATCGCCTGCCGTCTCGGTCCACGCGATGCTGCAGCTCGTGGGCACCACCACGGGGTAGAGCCAGACGTCCTGTCCCTGTCGATAGCTGGTCATACTCGCCTCCCCTGTCTGCTCGCCTTGAGGTCTTCGAGGTCCACGCCGACCTGTCGGCCGCCGCCTGCCGCCGCATTGAACAGCATCCTTTGACCTGCCGGGCTGTCCACGAGGAAGCTCCCCCGCTGGTCGTAGTTGATGACGATGGGCGCCGACGACTCACCCATCGCTGATGCGATCTCCTCGGCGAGCACCTGCGCCCCACGTCGCGCACCGTCCTCCCCAGACGCACCCGACGCGTTGCCCGCGCCGCCACCTGTCGAGGCACCAGCGCTGCCACCAGAGGGGCCTGACGCAGCGGCGGCCCCTGTCCCTGCGACCACCCCATACAGGGCGGCGGCGGCGGCGTGCTGGGCGCCGCCGCGCAGGTCGCCCACGGCGAAGCTCGCGAGCGCCGCCGCACCCTCAAAGAGCGCGAGGATGCCCGCCTGCTCCGACGCGGAGGCGCCGAGCTGGGAGGCAAACGTGACAGCCGCCCCGCCCGCGACGCCGATCGCCTGTTGTGCTGCCTCGGCGCCGCCGATCAGCCCCGCCTCAAGGTTGCGGCTGATGGTGACGCTCTTGCCGAGCACTTCATTGAGCCGCGCCGCGCCAGCCGCCACGCGCCCGAGCGTGCCGCCCGACGTGGCGAAGCTGTCAAGCTGGGAGGTGATGGCGTCATTCAACGCCTGCTCCTGCTCGATCCTCGCGGCGAGCGTGCGCAGCGCCTCCTCCTGACGCTTCTTCTCCTCCTCGGCGGCCCTGGTCGCAGCCTCGGCGGCCTCGCGCTCCAGCGTGGCGATTTGCTGCTTGTAGGCAACCGTCGCCTCGGCGGTCGCGAGCAGGCGGCTGTTGCCCTCCAGCCTGTCGCGCTCGATCTCAAGGAGCTTGGCGTTGAGCTCGAGCTGGGCCTGCGCCCGCTTGTCCTCTGTCTCCAGCGCAGCGAGCCGGATGCCTGCGAGCTGCTCCTCAAAGCGCTTCTTGCGCGCCTCCTCGGCCTTGGCCGCGCCGTCCACCGAGGCGGGCGGGCGGGGTGGTGGCTTCTTCTTGCCGTCGCCCCCCTGCTCCTTGCCGATCTCCTTGCGCAGCTCTTGCACCTGCAGACGGCTCCTCGCGGCCTGTGTGCCGACCTCACCGAAGGCGGCGGCGAGCTTGTTGGAGATCGGGAGCGTGTCATCGAGCGCCTCGCCGACGTTCTCCCAGACCTGCCCAAGATCCCCGATATTCTCAGCCGCCCCCTCCAGCGCACCAAGCGAGAGCCCCGCGAGCCGCTCGCTGATCTCGCCCGCTGCGGCAGACGCACCGCGCAGCGACACTGCAAGATCCTCGTCTACCTTCTCGGCGGCGAGCGCGGCGAGGTTGATAAGCTGGCTCAAGCCCTCGACCACACCAGTCAGCGCACCCGTAACGAAGGCGAACACCACCTTGTTGACGGCGGTGATAATGTCGAACATGGCGCGGAAGGCGTTGACGCCGAGGCGCACGACCGTCACGACACCTGCGATAAAATCGGCGTTCTGTGCGAGCGTGATGCTGAACGACTGGACGGCATCGATCGCCATGTCCAGCCCGTCAAGGATCAGGCCTTGGAGCCCCTCCTTGTTCTCCTCGACCATCCCCTCGACCAGACGCAGCGCCTTGGTGAGCGGCTGCAAGACAGCCTGAAAGAGGCCCGACTCGACGATGACCTCACCGACCTTCTGCGTCAGCTCACCCGTCGCGTCTGTCAGGTTTTTGAGGCTCTGAAAGTTGGCGTTGCCGCCCTCCGCCGCACCCGCATAGCTCTCCGCGAGGAGCTTCTGTGCAGCCGCCGCCTTGCCCGCCGAGGTGGGGATCGCCTCAAGCACCGCCTCCTGATCCTTGGTGATCGCGACGAGATCGATCAGGGGGCCGATGTCGCCCTTGATCGCCTTGCCGTACAGGTCGGCGGCATCCTTGGCCTCGATCTGCTGGCGGGCAGCGATGCCGAGGATGATCGAGAGATCCTTGGTGGTGACCTCTGCTTGCCCCGTGAGCTGGATATACTTGGAGAGGCCCGCAAAGATCGCCTCATCGCCGAAGGCTGTGCGGTCCGCGAAGTCTGCCGCCGCCGCCGCCAGGGTATCAAAGCGGGTCTCAAGCGCCTCACCTTGCAGCCCCGCCCTTGAGAGCGACTCGATCAGCAGGCGGTTCGCGCCCTCCTGCTCGCGGTACGCCTCCACGGCGCCAGAGATCGCACCAGCGACGCCAGTGATCGCAGACGCGGCGAGCGCCGCAGCGGAGCGGGCCAGCTCAAGGCCGCTTGAGAGCCCGGTGAGCACGGTCGCCCAGCGGTCAGACTTGCCGCCCGCCTCCTCGGTCGCCTTGCCTGCCCCCTCGCTCGCCTTGCCCAGACGCTCTGCCTCCTCGGCGGCGCGTGCGAGCGCGTCTGTCGCGGCGTCGTCCTTGACGCGGATGATGATGACGACCTGCTCGGCGGCTGACATGTCAGACCTTCTTGTTGGTGCGAGACTTCTTCACAGGGGCAGCGGCTGGCTGGATCGGGTCACAGGTCGCGTTGATCGCCTCGACCGCGGCAGGCACGAGGTGCGCGCCGAAGACGAGCCCGAAGGTGCGGAAGACCTGAGAGGCGCCCTGCTCGTCCCAGCAGCGCTCACGGGCGGCGGCGTCAAGCCCTGCCCAGTCAAGCCCCTCGACCTCAAGGGTCAGGTCGGCGAGCAGGGCGCACACCTCGCGGATCTCCTCGGCAGGCACCGCCACCTTGATGTCCTGTGCATCCTCGGCGCGGGCCTCGGCTGCGATGCGGGTGGCCCGCATGACATTTGGCACGCGGTCCGCGAGCGAGGCGATCTGAGAGCCCGCGGGCCGCTTGAGCTTGACGAGCGAGCCGTGGACGCGGACCTTGAGCCAGACACCATCACCGTAAAACTTCATCATTGTGGCACCAGTCCGAGCTGAGAGAGGCGGTCACGCACGCGCTCGCGCTCCTGGCGCTGCTTGCGGGCGTCTGCCTGTTTGGCTGTCTTGCTGTGTCGCCAGATCGCGCTCATCTGCCAGAGCCACCACGGCGCGGACAGGTCGGGCTGATCAAGCTGTGGGGTGTGGGCGAGGAGCTGGGCGAGCGCTGCCCGCTGGGGCGGGGTGTAGCGGCAGGGGATGTGCGCCGGGCCTGCCTCACCCTTGCAGACAGGACACTCACACCCGCCATCCCACAGGACACGACACGCCGCCGTGAGCGCCCCATGGGCCTCGCGGGTGAGTGAGACGGAGGCGAGCAGGTGGTGGGCGAGCTGCTGCTGCTCGCCCCATGTGAGCAGCAGATCAAGCACGCGGGGACGTCGCCAGATGGGGATGTCGCCCCACGCAAGCGGCGCCCCGCCCTCGCCCTCCACCCCCTCCACCTCGACGATGCGGGCGGCGAGCCACGCGGTCAGGCGGTCGGCGCGGGGAGGCAGCAGCGCGCCGCCCGTGGCGATGAGCTCAAGCACGTCCTGAGCCTCCACGGGCGGCAGCGCCCACCACACCACGCCCGCCGCCTGCCGCCATGGATCAGGGCACCTCATCATAAACGATTGAGAAATCGTCATCTTGCGTGAGGTCACCCCACCCGCCGTTGAGGAAGAAGGGGACGGTGAGGTTCTGGATGCCGCCCTCGGCGCCGCGGGAGTAGGCGCCGATCTGGAGCTTTGAGCCCGAGATGGTGATGCGAGCCGAACCCGTCGCGCCAGTGCCCTCGGTGAGCACGATCGAGAAGGCGAGCTCCGCCCCGCTGACGAAGCTGTCCACGACCTGATCATGCGCCGTGGCGCCGTCGAGCAGGTCGAAGCTCCCGGCGATGCGCTGGGCCGCGGCGCGGGTGAGGTAGACGTTGCGCACGTTGGCGGCTGCGCCCATGCACTGCTTGACGTCCTGCGTCCAGTTCAGGTCGAGGTTCAAGGCGCTGACGCAGTAGGTGTTGCCGCCGACCGTGACCGTCATGTTGGTGCACATGATCGGGCTCTTGTTGGCGTAGGCTTCGGTGCCGCCGCCCGAGCGCGCTGTGACCGCCGTGGACCCATCCTTCAAGAGGGCCGCTGCACCCGTGCTCGCGCCGATGAAGGCCGCCGCGTCGCTGATCTCCTCGGTGTAGCGCCCCGTCCCGTTGAACGAGAAGAACGCCTCCTGGTTCAAGGCGAACTGGAAGTTCGCCGACCCGCGCACGCCCGTCGTGTACTGGAGGCGCCAGTTGTTGTCGTCGAGGTTGCGCGTGTAGAGGTAGATCGTGGCGCCTGCCTGCTGGGCGGTCGAGGGGCGATAGGTCGCAGAGGTCGCAGACACGATCGTCTCGCTCATGCCGCACGCCTTGAGCGCCCACGCATAGTAAGGCATCTCCTCGCCAGCGTCGCCGCTGATCCAGCCTGACAGCGGGATGTCGCCCGTGATGGTCGCCCGGTCAGCGATCGTCTTGTGGGGCACACCCGACTGCGAGCCACGCGCCCGATCGATCTCCACCACCGTGCGCACAGGCGCGATGGTAAAATTCTGGCGGACGTCCTGCCAGACGATATCCGCTGTCGCCGTGGTGAGGATCGGCTCTACCGCGTCGGTGCCATAGGTGCCCTCGGAGTATGCGAGGATGCGCTTGTAGTTTGCTGAGATGTCAGCCATTTATCAGGTCTCCTTGTGCGAGCGGGAAGGTCAAGGCAGCGGGCGGCGCTGCGGGATGGCGAGGAGCTGCGTGAGCGTGAGCGTGAGCTGGGCGACACCCCACGCCGGGAAGCCGTCCTCTGCGATCACGTCGGCGACGTCAGAGATCGGCGTCAGGTCGTGCACCGCCACCTGATCGCACAGGTACTTGTGCAGGCAGTTGAGCAGCGCCGAGAGGTAGACCTCACCGCGCCGCAGCATCAGCTCATCAGCTTGCAGCGGCACGCCGCCGACAGAGATGGGGACCTGTGGGCGGTACTGGTAGGCGAGCGCGATCGCGACGTCGAGCTCACTCGTCGCCTTGTAGGTGGACGGCCCACCCGACGCGGCTTGCACGATGCGCCGCGGGGCGTCGGGGGCGATCACGACGAAGCAGCTGTGCGCCCGTGCGATCGCTGTATAGTCAATGGTCTGCTGCAAGAACAGACCAGTCGGGGCGGGACACTCCAGCGCGAGCGAGGTGGCGACCACGCTCGCGGTGATCTCGGCGCCGAGCTGTGCGGCGAGCACCGTGCGCACGCGCTCAAGGGCGAGCCGCCTGCTCTCTGCGATGCTAATCTGCGCCATGGTCACTGATCCCAGCGGTTGCCGCGTGTCTGACCGCGGGCGATGTAGATGGCGAGCAGCTGCGCCAGACGGCTGCGTGAGCGCTCCGAGAGCGTCACGAGCGGGCGTCTGGGGATCGGCTCGCCAAAGGGGTTGGTGCCCGTGCCATTTTGGTGGCGGGCGGCGTAGGGGACCGCCGTGCCGAAGACCTGCGCATCGCCGCGGGCCGCGAAGATGTGCAGCGGGTGGCGCGGGTTGATGAGCGAGGGCACGAGCCGCTCCTGTTCACCAGGCTTCCAGCGCAGCGGCCGGGGGTCCGCGCCGAGCGCTGCCTTGAGCTTCGCCCACCGCGGCTCGCTCTGCTCAAGCGCTGGCCACGGCGTCCCCTCGGCCTGCCCCTGGCTCTCGATCTGCTGCTTGATGCGCAGCAGCAGCCACTTGTGGAGCTTCGGAGAGGTGTCCTGCCAGCGGGTGATGCGCTCGCCAAGCTCACGCATCACCTTGGCGAGCGTGTCAGGGGTCTTGTCGGCCACGGCGCATCACCACTTGTAGCCGAGCCCGTAGGTGCGCGGCGTCTTGTTTGACGAGGTGTCCACGTTTGTGCGCGGCGAGGCTTGCCCCGCCACGAGCAGCTGGGGACGGGCAGCGAAGTCGGCGAGCAGCTTATCAAAGCGGGCCTGACGCGCATCGCGCTCGCGCCCGCTGTATCCGATCCGCGCCATCGCCTTGGCCGCTGCGTAGGCCTTGCAGGCGTCTTGCACCTGGCGCGTCGTGTTGTCGTCAAGCCCCGTGAGCGAGATGCCCGCCTTGGCCAGCACGCCTGCGAGCTGGCTCCCCGCATCCTCAAGGTAGTCCGTGAGGTCGCCAGATGAGGGCGTCGAGGTGGTGCCGATCGAGGTTGTATCAAAGGGCAGCTCAGGCAAGACGTCTTGCCATGTGAGACCAAAGACGGCGATGCTCACGACTGGACCTCAGGCGCCTCGGCCCCATCAGCCGCCGCCGCCTTGACCTTCTTGGAGGTCTTCTTGGGGGAGGCGGGGGCAGCGTGGCGGGCCAGCTCCTCGGCGGGTGCGTCGCCTGAGTCGATGCCCTCGATCTTGGCGAGGATCGCAGCGGCGAGCAGGGCGCGGCGCTCCTTGTCCTGCTCGGGGTCGCTCATGTGGGCGAGGTCATCGAGCTTGAGCTTGCGCGCAAAGCCTGCGAGCGTCCCGGTGGGGTAGCCCTTGGTGATGCGAGTCTTGAGGTCATCAAGGCTCATGACGTGCGCGCTGCGGCTGCACAGGTAGGCTCT